TAGGAGAAATGACTGGTAGGGTTGGCGCATCTGAAAAAATGGATAAGCGTAGAGAAAAAAGCCAGTATGGAAAGTATGATGAAGCAGTTAAGATTGACGATATATTTGGAAAACAATTTTTAGGATCAGAACCTGGCAAAAAAGAAAAAGAACTTTTTCAAAAAAATGTTAAAGAGTTTGGCCAAGATAAAGCAGTATCAGATCTAGCATTAAAACTTGCAACAGGAGTTGCAGATGGAGTTTTAGACAGTAACGCAGCAAACAGCATCGCAGCAGCCTTGGCTATAGAACTTAAAGATGCAAAACTTGAAATGCAGGTTATTGGTCAACTAACCTCACTGATTGGACCTGATGGTGAAGATCTAGAAAAGGAACCTATGAAAGCCAGAGTTGCAATAATGGCAAAGGCAGGACAAAGAACCAATAACCTTGAAGATAATGTTGCATCAAAGTCAGGATTTGGACAAGGAGCAAGAAAAGAAGTAGCAGCACTTGCAGCATTAAATATGAACAACTTAGAGTTGGCAACAATGATGGCAGACCAGGTACAGGTTGAGTATGAAACTGCAAAACAAAAATTAGAAGCAGAGTTAGCATCAACAGCAAATGCACAAAAGAAATTAGAGATTGAAACACAACTTTCTGCACTTAATGCTCAGAATGTAAAAGACACTCAATTTATGAATGATCAAGTTCTTTCACAAATAAATAGAAGTGCAGCAAGTTTTGATAAAGTTTATAGTGGTTCTGTTTGGGGTAAGCAAGCAATGCGTGAGGATGCATACTTTGATGCATCTAAAGCACAGGTTGAGTCAACATACAAGGGTACAGATCAAGAAGAGGCTTCTAAAACATTTTTAAAGAAAACTAAAAACCTTGTAAATGATACTACTTATGGAGAGTACAATTCCGAACTGGGTAAGAATGTAACTACTGGTCTTGCTGGAGAAAAAGGAGCACAACAATTCCAGGCAAAAATGGAAATGCTTGTTGGAAGCAAGGTTTTGAGTCCATCAGAAGCAACAAGTTATATGGATCTGTTCAGTGGCAAGTTAAACGAAATGGATTTCTTGCTAAACGCAGCAATTAAAACAAAGGGTACATCCAAAACAAAAGAATTGTTTGGTATGTTTTCAGGATTTGGTACTTCAGAGGGTAAAAAACAAGCAACTTCAATTATTACAGAAATGGTAATGAAAAAGAAAGATCCAGCGCAGTTTGACTCAATGATGGAAACCCTAAAAAGTATTCAGGCTCTAGATGGAAATACAATTGACTTTGAGATTATGGTTACAACCATAGGCCTTGCAGGACTTGAAACAATCAAGAAAGAGCAAGCAGCACTTGAAAAAATAAAAGAAGATGCTAAGAAGGCTGGCAAAACATCTTTAGCCTCAGAAGATGGCAAGACCGTTGATGCCTCTGCCGATGTCTCTCCAAATATGAAGGCTGCAACCGATGCATTAGAAAAGAACGAAGATAGAATGGAACAGTTTAAGAAAGGAACTCTTGAGCAACAAACAGAGTACTTGCAAAAACTTGCAGCACAGCAGATATATGAGGCTACAGTAAACGATAAAACCCGTACTGCAGATATAGAATTTCTTGCTGCTCAGCAGGCTATGAATCAAGCATATATAGACGGAATTGCAATTGGCTCCGATGCTTATGTAGCAATTTTAGCAAAAAATGTTGCAGCATTAAAACTTCTTTCAGATAGTGATTTTGCAGTTGAAAAACTTGAAATGTCAGGATTAGGAGGAGTAACTTCTGTTGGAGCAGATGTGCCTGCAGCAACTCCTAAAGTAGGTGGATCAAACCCTCTAGACTTCCTTGATGATCTTGCTATGCGTATTAAGAATGTTCGTGATGGTGCATTTGATGCAACAAAACCATTACAGTCTATGCTTGCTGCATTTAGTAATCCAAAAGTAAAGAAAGACATGTCTACTGCATTTAAGATGTTTGATGGCCTTCAACAAAGAATGATAGGAATGAAGGTTCCAAAAGAATTTAGAGATATGATTATGGGGATGTCTGCAAAAGACTTTAATGAGTTAGCAAAACTCACGGGGGATAAAGCAATCTTTAAGTTTAAAAAAGATAAAAAAGGAAAAGCCCTACCAAAAACAAAAGCAAATATTGAAGGACTTACTCCTACTGGTGTAAAAATGATGAAGACATACAATGAGGCGATAGTTGGAGAAGCCAATGTTGTTAATAGAGAAACAGTAGAGCAAATTACAAACCAAGAAACAGCATTTAAAATGCTAATTGCAAGTGGAGCAAGTGCAACAGAAGCACTAGAGCATGTTCAAGATGCAGCCACTGCAGCAGCAATTGCATCAGGTGCTCTTGGTAAAGTTGGAAGTCCAGAAAGAAAACAGTACATTGAAGATTTAAAAAAGGCTGCATCTGAGACTGAAAGATTTGCACTTAGCCAAAAAATGATTATGGCAAATGAAGAGTTTAAACTACTTGAGCAAATGCCAAAACTTTCAACAGCAATGCAACTTGCAGGATTTTCTGCAGACCAGATGACAGAGGTATTAAATGACCCAGCACTTGCAAGACATTTAATTGAAGACCTTAAAGATGGAAAGGTTGATTCTGAAGAGATAGCAAATTATTTAAACTCTATTGAGGCTAAAAAGATTATTGATATTCAAATTAAATTTAATGCTGGACAATTCTCTGAGTCTGCTAAACCAGGACTCGAACTTGTAGATGAAATGTTTGCTGTTCAAGAAAGCCTGCTAAGAACTGGTGCAGACCCAAGAACAACTGCAATGGTTGACACAATGAATGCTAATAACAAATCAATTAAAGAAGCAGAAGCATCTGCAGCAATATTTAGAAGACAAATTGAACTAATTAATCGTGAAATTGAAAAAGATCAAAGAGCAATTGAAAAAAATTATTCAAGACCAATTGAGAGTTTATCAGAAGAAGTAAATGATTTAAATAGAGACCTAGAAATGAATCCCATCTTTGGTGATCGTGCTATGGAAAAACTAAATACAGAAAATACCACTCTATCAAATGACTTAGCCTTAATTTCTAATGCAGCAGAAAAGATTAATGAAAAATATGACAAGCAAGCAGAAGCGCTTCAAAAGGTTTCAAATATTAATGATGGAATATTAAGTCAACAAAAGGGGCAACTCGATCTTGCGGATGCATTATCAAAGGGAGATATCTCATCTGCTGCACAAGCAATGCAAGCAAACCGTGCAGATGCAGCAGGAAGACTTCAGACAGATGCTTCAGATGCTTTAGAGCAAGCAAGAAAAAATGAGATTGATGGGCTTCGTGGGCCACAAAGCGGGTTAAGTGAAAAGGATATACAAAGCCGTCAGTTTGAAATATCTCAACAACTTTATAGAATGGAGACAGACCCTGGAAGAGTTGCAATCCAAGAACAAATAAGAGTTAAGCAAGATGAAATTTATAGACTAGAAGAACTTCGTGAAGGAGCACTTCTTAAGATTAGAGATAAAGAAGATAAAATATTAGAGATTCAAACAAAGCAACTAGAGCCTCTAGAAGATAAAATTGAAGATTTAACATATGCCAACACTTTAATTCAAGAACAAATAGATAAACTTGTTGATGAGATAACAGTATTAGATCAAACAAGATATAGTTGGGATAGAATAAAGGCAAGAATAGATGCTAATACTTTAGCAGGTAAAGACCTGGATAAACAACTTGGAGTACTCCTTGCATCAACAGATGCAATTGATAAGAAGTGGCAATCCGTTCTTGATAAGTTAAAAGCATACAATAAAACTCCACAGGGAGTTCTTGATGCAAAAAACAAGACTCAACAACAAGCAGCAGCAGATCAGGCACTAACTGTTGCAGAAAAAGAATTGGCTGATGCAGAAAGGGCATTTAAAGATGCAACAAACAAAGGTGAGGCTGGTAAGTTTTCAGAACTGTCTAAGAAAGTTGATGCAGCAAAAGCAAAAGTTGCAACAGCAAAAGCAGCAAAGGTAACAGCAGATAGTACAGCCCCAGCAAGTCAAGGCCTAGGAACATGGGATGGAAATGGTGCAGGTGGAAATGGTGCAGGTGGAAATGGTGCAGGTGGAAATGGTGCAGGTGGAAATGGTGCAGGTGGAAATGAAACCAAAAACCTAAAACAAGGGGATGCAGCAAATAAAGCATCATTGATATCAACTGAGCAAAGCATCAATGCACAAACCGCAGCAGCAGATGCTGCATTTGATCAAACATATATAGATAAAATCATAGCACTTGGACTGCCAGATCCTAGAAAAACTGAATATGGAAATTACGGCGACAAAGGATTGAATATCGCTCAACGCGCAAAACTAAGAGAAGCAGGACTAGACGATGATTTTAGAAGAATTAGCGAAAAAAGTCAGAGAGGACAACTAAATGCAGAGAGGGCTCAAACCCACCCATTACTAGACTACAACAATCGTCCCGATGCAACAGCACTAGCAGATGACAACTTTTTTTATTTTTATAGTTGGACAGGAACTTCTTGGGCTTTATATCGTGCTTTAAAAACCAAAGAGAATATAGGAGATTATGGTTCTAGGTCTTTTGGAGGTCCGACTGATGTCGTCTCCGACACTGATAGACGAGGATCAAACTCTTTAACTCTTCAACCTCAGCCAATCAAGAATAGTCGTGGAGAGGTTATTGGTTATGAAATTCCAGATTATCCAGTCCCAGCAGAAACTGATCCTGTCAAAGTAGCAGCCGTAAAGGCAGCAGCAGTTGCTAAAGCAGCAGCAGAACTCAAAGACAAGGAGGAAGCAGAAGCACTTGCTGCAGGAGATCTCAAATTCAATGAACAAGCACAACTATTCAATACTTCAAACCCTAACTTTGGTACTGGTTATGGTAATTATCCCCGTAAACAGGTTCCAACTTTTTCTTCAGGTGGATTTGTTTCAAGTTTGTTTAATTCTGGAGGATATGCAAAGGGAACCGACACAGTTCCTGCAATGCTTACCCCAGGAGAATTTGTTATGAGCAAGTATGCAGTCCAATCTCAAGGTATAGATAAAATGAAAGCAATAAATAATGGAGATTCAGTAGGGGACTCAGTGTATAATTATAGTATCAATGTTAATGTATTGTCAGAATCAAACCCTAATGAAATTGCAAGAGTTGTAATGGCACAAATAAAAAGCATAGATGGTCAAAAAATGAGGGGGACTAGGATATAATGGCAACTAATAACTACATGTCTGGTAGAAAGAAATACTCCAGACCACAGGCAATGTTATTTTCTGACAACCCTGGAACAAAAGTTGATGGGTTTTATATACCAGATGGCAACGAGATAGGGTCATATACAGCCTCTGAAGGGTCCAATGGGGAGTTTTTAATACTTTCAGATGATAACAGGTCAGGTATTGACTTTAAGCCTACTAGAATTGAAAAACGGGAAAGAATGATCAATGGCCGTATGAGGTCATACCATATTGCGGATAAACTACAAATTACAGCATCTTGGAATATGTTGCCATCAAGAGCATATGATACTAAAGCAGATTTTGATACCAACGGAAATGCGGATATGATTAAAACTGCTTCTAGACAAAATCCATTAGAGTTTACAACTGATGGCGGAGCAGGCGGAGTCGAACTGCTTGATTGGTATGATAACCATAAAGGGTCTTTTTGGGTATATCTTTCATATGACAAGTACACAAACTTTGAAGATACAGATGCAGGGGAAACAGACAATAGGTTTAATAATATAAATAAATATAATGAAATTATAGAAGTATTTTTTTCAGACTTTAGTTACTCAGTTGTTAAAAGAAGTGGTTTGAACTTTGATTTTTGGAATGTGTCTCTAACACTGGAAGAGGCATAATGTTTCAAGATAAAGATTTATTAAACTATATAGAAACAAACTCTTCTGTTCAAACAAGATCATCAGTGATCGCTGAATGGAATATGAATATTGCAACAAACATATCTTTAATAGGAAACTACAGATATAGACCAATGCAAGAAGACTCTGTATACAGAACAATTCCAAACACTTTTGACCCACTAGATTCTGGAACTACTGCTGGAGCAATTAAATACTATACTGGTGCTACAGATGCAGATATCACTATTGATGGTGGAATAGATCCAGAAGATAATGAAACTCCAAATACATTAAAACCCATTAAAGAAAAAATGAAGATGCTCTATTCACTAGAAGACTGCTTTAGTTATCAAAGACCAAGATCTGGAATCAACAAGGCAACATTTTTAAATGGAAGATATATTCACAACCCAAACATTAATATGGCAAAAAGACCAAGGTACTATATGTCAGACAAGAATGATCCCTTTAAGTACTGGACTTCTTTTAGAACAGAAGTCGGTACGGAATATGGAATTGCCAACAAAACTATTAATGGAAGACACAGAATAGAAGACACTGCTCCATTTGTAGTATACAAACAAATGGTCCCAGCAAACAGGATAGTGGTAAAAACACAAACCAATATTGGGGAATTAGATTACGGAACATTTTCAAACTCTTCTGAAACATTTTTAGACCCGTACTATAACGAAGTAAATCAAACAACTCCAAAAAAATGGAAGATTCAAGTATTAAAAAACAATACCTGGGTTGATGCTATATCATTTTCTGATGAAGAGAGAAGAAAAGATGGCAAGCCAATCTTTGGATCTGATGGGTACGTAGAAGTTTCTTATGGATTAGTTGTACCAAAAGCATATTCAAATAATTTTAAATTTATTGCAGAACTATCATCTGAGACATTAAGACCAACAGAAGGCCAAGAGGGAGATGCATATTTAATTATTTCAAATAGTACATCTCTAGGTGTTTATCATATATGGCACTTGGGAAGTTGGAAAACTTTTATACCATCTTATGGTTGGTCACTTGAAGATTCTGCCGTTGGAACTCTTACAAATTTTGTTACAGATCTAACTAATCCACCCGCATTTACATTGAACAATCAAACAAAGTATAAAGAGTTCGAGTATATTTCTGGAATAAGAGTCATTATTGATACAATGAATAAATTTGATTCTACCTTTGATCTTATTGAACTATCGCCAAGATTAGTTTCCGATTTAAGTGATAGGGTATTAAGTTTTTCTGTTAACAAAAGCGCCTCTGATCTTGGAGCAAGCGGTCTTCCAGTAGGACAACTTCTTGCGTCAACAGGATCACTTTCTTTATTTGATTTTGATGATGCTTTTCATCCATCAAATAGTTTAAGCATTATTAGTAAGTATGTTTCTAAAAATATTCAAATTAAACTTTATGAAGTTATTACAGATAATTCTGGAACTGAGTATTACCTACCAATCAAGACTATGTACTCCGATGGATTTCCAAAACTAGACAACCAATCAAAAACCGTTTCTTTAAATCTCAGAGATCTATATTTTTATTTTGAATCACAGATTGCTCCAGAAATGTTGCTAACCAACACCTCTGTAAGTTCTGCAGTATCACTGCTTCTTGACTCCATAGGGTTTTCTAACTATGTTTTTAAAAGAGTTGAAGAAGAATCAGAAATTGTTATTCCGTACTTTTTTATTCCACCAGGAAAAAGTGTTGCCAAAGTCTTAGAAGATATCGCTGTATCAACACAGACTGCCATGTTCTTTGACGAGTACAATAACTTTGTTATGATGAGCAAGGATTATATAATGCCATCAAAAGACCAAAGACAAACAGATCTAACCCTTTATGGCTCAACAGACTTTTATGATTCTGGGGTAGTTAAAAATGAAAGAAATAATGTCAAGTTGTCAAATATTTTAGAAATTACTTCTCAAGAAAACGAAGTTTACAATGGTGGAAAAATTGTCTATAGCACAAGGCATATACAAAGATCTATTGGTTCAATAAAGCAGGCAAGCCTTGTAGACAGCGAAAAGGTATGGATATATAAGCCAGTTCTTCTTTGGGAGGTTGGTGGAACCGAATACACCAAGTCTATTAACGGGGAAGTTGGAAATCAATCAACCTATATGCTAAGTGCAATACCACTTAACTCAAGCCTATCTTTAGACTTACCATCAGTAAAGAATAATACAATAGTAAACAATGTGATAGATCTGGGTGAGGCAGTTTACTGGATTACAAGATATAACGGATACTTTTATTCTAACGGAGAAATTATAAAGTATGATGCAGTTCAATATAACATATCTGGCACTGGCGATGTTTGGATTAACAGCGTTCAGGAATATGAAAAATATTTTTCATCACTACCGTTTAATGGAAAAATGTATCCTACAGGTTTAGTAAGAATATACGCTGAGCCAAACTACGAGGAAGTGTCTGGAATATCAAAACTTAAAAATGGAGAAGTAGCAAAACACGGAAGAGGACAGTTTGGAACAAAGGTTGCCTCACATTCTGCGGGGATAGATTCATACTGGTCTAACAATACCAACGTACGTGGTTGTACTATGGAGTCAAAATATTTATTTAAGTTAGATCAAGGCATGCCAACAACAACAGTTGGTCCAGCAGGAATAAACAATACACTTGCAGAAAAAACATCAAGAAATGGAATTATTAAAAACACATTGTCTTCTAAATATATTTCAGAGTCTAACATAAATGCAATGTTGTCTACACAGGTTGGTACTGTTCAGTCATCTGCATTAGTTATGAATGGTCCAGGGTTTACAACTACAGAGTCTCCAACAGATTTTATATCTTATGTATATAAGCCGTTAGACAACAAGTTTAAACATTTTGGAACCAGACTTAGGCTTATTGGAAAAATTGAGAATAACGCCAACAGAGGACAAACCCCTGTCGGAGCATCTACATACTTTACAGTTCCAGGAACAACTCCAGACAAAGATATTAGTATCATTGGGGGGAGCGGAGGAATGGCAGTAATGATTAACCCAGCAACAAACAATGGATACTACTTTGAAATTATTGCTTTAGGTGCCAACAACTTAGTAGATCCTGAAAAAACAAATGTAAATAATGTAATGTTTTATAAGATAAAGGCTTCTGGTTCATCTGCTATTCCAATTAAATTGTACGAAGGTCTGGCAAATATTATAGTTGACGATGGAAAGTTTACTGGTCAATCTCGTATGGCAACAGAACAAAATCCAACTGTTTATGATTTGTCTGTTGAGTACCAGGATTTAGGAACACGAAGAAGGTTCTTTTTATATTTAAATAATAATCTTATTGCAACTGTAGACGATGAAGATCCATTGCCAGCATACAATAATATGGCGCTATTTGTTCGTGGTTCATCAAGAGTTATGTTTGAAAATATCTATGCTCTTGCAAATAACTATTCACAAAATACTGCTTTTAAACTCAATACCCCAATCTCTTCAGCATTTGGAGATTCTGAAGTTAGTGCAAACTCTTCATTTGAAAAGTATGCTATGAGTGGCGCCATACAAAACTCCTACCTTTCAGGAATAAGTTCTGCTGAGCCACCTGCTTTTGACATGTACTTTGAAGAGTTTGGAACTATTATGAGAGAGGCAGCATCATTTAATATTAAATATGACAAAGCCTATCCAGCATTGTATGCAAAACTATCTCCAACATTTAACAGAATAAAAGGATACACCGTTTCTGGATTTAGAGCAGGATCCTATGGGGCAGAGTTTTTAGTATTTAATTCAACGGACACACAACTAAGTCTAGACGAAAGTAGCGGAAACTATTTAAGAATTCAGGGAATTGCTTTTACTCAGGAATCAAATAGAGACTTAACAGTTGATGAGTATTTTTCAAAAAATAGTAACTTGGCCGACCCGCAAACTGTTAATTCATCTTTAATTACAAATCCTTTTAAGTTTAAAAAAGATTATCAAGATATAAAACTAAGCAGAATGACTTATGGTAAAAAAGATTTTACACTAGAAGTTCCATATATTCAGTCACAGGATGCAGCAGAAAACTTAATGTCTTGGGTTATTGAAAAAATAATGAAACCAAGAAAGTCAGTTGGAGTTAAGATTTTTGCAAACCCGATGATTCAATTGGGAGATATTGTTACAGTAGACTACACTGATAAAGGAATAGATAAAGTTGCACCAAAAGACAGTAGGTTTGTTGTGTATAATATAGAGTACTCCAAAGATCAAAGTGGTCCATCAATGACAATATTTTTAAGCGAGGTAGTGTAATGGCAGAATACGTATCGGCAACAGCAAATATTGCAGGCGGAAATCCTTTGACAATATGGGGTTGGGCAAATCCAAATCTTGGCATAGGCCTAACTCCAGTAGCAGATCAACCAGCAGCAAATCAATCAGCAGCAAGCCAATCTGGAGAAACAAGTAGAACATCTCTAGATGACTCTGTTAAGGCTGCAACACCAGCGCTAGTTGCTTTAGGCAATCCAATTCTTGCAGACGAGATAATGGTAGATTTAATTTTTGAAAATATTGGGGGACAAGAATTAATTAATATTTCAAGAAACGATATTGTTAATGGTCAAGACGTTTTGTATAGCCCTATTAAAAATCTAAAAGACTTATACATACAGTACAACCCAAACAACATTATTAAAATTGAAAATACTTTAGACACATATTTTAAAAACTTTCCCATAAGGTTAGAGTTAAAATTACCAGCCTATGGAACAGGCCCAAATGAAGAGGTCGTATACATAGATCCAACTACTGGAGATCTTATTATAAATGTTTCATCACTTGAGCCTGATGAGCAGGTAGATGTAGAAATATTAACTGATGGAGATATACTTAATGGTACAATATATGAAGAGGAGTTATAAATGATAACTAATATAGGTAAAAATATTTTGGCTAAATATCTTATTGGGCAGGCTCCTGCCTATGCTTCACATATTGCTATTGGATGTGGAGCAAAACCACTTGCCTCCGATGGAACACTTGGAGACTACTCACTAAAAGAATCTTTAGATTTTGAAATGTTTCGTGTTCCAATAACCTCTCGTGGCTATGTTACTGAAGGTGGTCAATCAAAAATTGTTTTTACAGCAGAACTTCCAACAGCAGAACGATATGAAATAACTGAGGTGGGTGTTTGGTCTGCTGGTGCTAACCCAAGTGCAGGAGCGTATGATAGCAAAACCATCTACTCTTTTAGTGGAGCAGAAAATTGGGAGTATCATAATCAAAATAGTGCTGTTGCAATTCCGTCAATTTATACACGCTTAGACTCAGGTTCAACTCCACCAGACAACGTTATAAGCACAACAAATACAGTATTTCAAACAAACGCAGATAACCCAACCTTTACTGAACCAAGTAGACTTGATCGGTATGAAAGATGTAGATTCTTAAATAACATAATGGTTTTAAGAGGAAATACGAGCAATCTATCTCTTACAAGTGGAGTAGTTGGCATTGCAGCAGAATCAAACCATATACATTTAACTGGAGCAAGCCTTGACTTTGATAAGAATGCTCCTACTGATCAACTCAAACTTGCATTTTCTGTTATAAATAAAGATGGAGAGTCTGTAGTCCAGCCAGACGAAGTAAGAATTCTTGTTGAATTTTCCGATACAGATGAGGCAAATGCTACAGGAGCACAGTACGCAAGACTTGGGGTAGCAATAAAAGAAACAGACGCAGGTGTTGATTTTGCAACAAATAGATATTTTGTTTCTTCAGTTGCTCTTGAAGACTTAGTTAAAACAACTGGGTTTACTTGGAAGGTTGTTGATGTTGTAAAGTTTTATGCTACAGTAATAAAAGGAACTGCATTGGTTAGTAATAAATCTGCAACCTCTACTGTTGTAACCTTAACAACTTCTGCGAATCATAGTTTTGCTGTAGGAGACAAAATTATTGTTGCTGGTTTGGGAAACTCTGAAAGGTTTGACGGTACATTTGAAATTACAGAAGTTACATCAACTACCATAAAGTACAACAAAGCAGGAACAACAGTATCTTCAACTGCAGTGTCTCCAACAGTACAGATTGCATCTCCAAGCGATGACTACTATGTTTGCTTAGATGCGCTAAGATTAGAAAACATTACTTCTTCTAATCCAGTTTATGGTTTGTCTGGTTACTCTGTAATTAAAAATACTAACTCAGAAACTATTGTAAAGAACGCAAACACTACAAACCATATTGAGTTTAGGTTTGGGATGGATGTTCTTTAATGTCAAACCCGATAGTAAAAAAAGTAATAATTAAAAAACAAGATCTTCCAGCGTTTAGTGGAGTCTTACAAAATTATTTAGTTAGATATAGAATAGTTTCTGAAGATAGAAATAGAAATTCTCATTGGTCTCCAAGATATAAAATTAATGTTGAGCCTGAAATAGATAGAGAATTGCTGCCAACACCAGAGCCTTGGATTTCACATTCTGTAGTGACAAGCGCAAACAAAGAAATTATTAACCTTGTCTGGGCTCCTCCAGCAAATTTAAAATCTGATTTTGATTTGTATGTTAAATGGGGTACAGATGATTTTCAGTATGTTGCATCTATCCAGACATCCTCATACACAATTTTAGTTCCATCAGGATACAATACAGCAATGTTTGCACTTCAAGTCCCGACATTTCCCAAACAAAGGTTTATTAAGGCTACACTTTTTGAGTCTGATCCAGTAAGCCTAGTGGTATAATAGTATTATGGCAAAAATCCCTTTACCTGAGCGTGGGCAACCACTAGATGTAACTTATATTTCTCAATTAGCACAAGTGATTAATGAGTTATCCTCTGCTATATCTCCAGCAACTTACAAGTATACATCAATTGACACCCCGAATGCTGGTAGACAAAATATTAAAGGTAGTGAGGCCAGAGTCATTGGTGGTAATGTTCGTGTAGTAAGTAGCGGAACAATTACTGCTGGAGAAGAAAAGTCTTTTACGTATTCTTTTCCTGGAGAATTTAAGTATGCTCCAATTGCAACTGCAACAGCAATCAATACGGGAAATACAGTTGCTGGTAAAAATGTTACAATTGTTTTAAAAAACATAACAACTTCTGGACTTGAAGGTGTTGTAAAATTTAATACATCTGGAGATCTAGCGATTGATGTTAACTTAATTATTATTGGCGTACCTAATTAATGCTAAAATGTAAAAAATGTAATGGGAGAATGTTTCTTGACAGACAATACAGTACAATTGGACATCTTGAAACTTACTGTATGATGTGTGGATCAAGAAATTTTTATAATCCACCAGAAAGTTATGCGGAGGGGTCATGGCTGTTAAAAAAGGAAGTATTGAGAGCGAAGGCTACAATGTCCTCCCTGTAATTCCAGGGAACAAAAAGGTTTGGTTCTTAAATGGAGACCTTGTTAGAGTTTATCACCTAAATAAATCTAATGGTATTATGTCTGTTTATAATATTACAAAAGATCAAATTGAAAGTTGTTTAATTAGTGATTTTAAAAAGAAAAGAGAACGAGCATACACAGTTAGAGAGACTGCTGATTTAGTTAATCGTCATAAAAAATATATGCCAGACTTAATGAAAAGGGGCGTTATTCCTTTTCCAATGGGATCTCAAAAAGGTGGTGCAAGAGGTTTTCAGGTAAGGTCATACTATTCAGAATCGCAGGTAAGAGACATTCGTGATATACTTGCTACACACCATATTGGTAGACCAAGAAAAGATAAATTAATTACTAATGATATTACGCCCAGCAAGCAAGAGTTGACACGAAGAATGGGCGATGGTATACTTACATATAGGAGAACAGAAGACGGACAGTTCGTTCCAATCTGGAGCGAGTCCATTTAACGAAGGGTATGAAATGGAAAACGAAGACACAAAGGTATCTGTTACACTTGGATACACGCTTAACCTAGGAAACTTTCAATCGCTAAGGCTTGACCTTGGGGTAGTTGACACAAGACGTAATGGAGAAACTGCAGACCAGGCTTTTGAGCGAGTCTACAAGTTTGTTGAAGACAAGTTAACCGACAAGATTAACGAAGCAAAGGCAGAGATTAACGAATAATGGCTGAGCGCAAAGACCGAATGGCTTTGCTTTCAAGATACAGCAAGTATCATACCGCAAGGTACGAATCAAAGCCATCTCTTAATCTAAATGTAGAACAGTGGGCTTCAGATGCCCTAGTTGAATCATACGGAATTTCAGGGTGTTACGATATACTTGAGTATTACTTTAAGGTTGCAGAGAATCCATCTTGGAATTACTTTGCATATAATGCAGAAAAGATTTTACAAGCACAAAAAGATAAAAGCAGAGATGACAACGAGAGAGCAGAGCGTAGAAGAATGGCAAAGGAGTGGCTAAGTGAATAATACAGAGTCTAAACTAATTACTGCAGTTCTTCAAGATAAACAGATCCACGTATTATTACAAGCCAATGTTGACAATCTTCTGAGGACTCACGGAGATATCTGGAACTTTATAAGACTATACTTTGAAAATAATAAGTCACTTCCACCTGCAGAACTTGTTACAGAAAAGTTTAGAGACTTTGCTCCGATAGCAAATGTAGGAGCAACCAAACATCACCTTGAAGAGTTACAGGGGGAATACTTGAATGATAGCCTAAAAGATATTCTAAGATCCGCAGCAGGCAATGTTCAAAACAACCAAGGCTCAGTTGCCTTAAATGATTTAATTACACAGACCTCCGAGTTAAAGAAAAATACTGCAGCCATTCGTGACATTGATGTGACTGACCTTGAGTCAGCAGTTGCTTACTTTGAAAACTTAAAGGTACAGCAAGCAGCAGGTCATGTTGGAATTAAAACAAACCTTCCAGGCTTTGACAACTATCTTCCTTCTGGAATTATGCCAGGGCAGTTAGGAGTCTTTCTAGCATACCCAGGTATAGGAAAGTCGTGGATGGCTCTATACTTCGCTGTACAGGCCTGGAAACAGGGTAGGACACCCCTTGTAATCTCACTTGAGATGTCAGAAACAGAAGTTCGTAATCGTGTATTTACTATTATGGGCGAAGGTCTTTGGTCCCATCGCAAGTTGAGTAATGGAGATGTTGAACTAGATACTCTTAAGGCTTGGCATGCTAAGCATTTACAGGGTAAGCCAGAGTTTCATATTATTTCTAATGACCAAGGTGGAGAAATTAATCCTTCTGTTCTTCGTGGAAAGATTGATCAATACAAGCCAGACTTTGTAATTGTTGACTACCTTCAGTTAATGGCTCCTAATCAGAAGTCAGATAATGAAACGGTACGAATGAAGAACCTTTCAAGAGAACTTAAACTAATGGCTATTGGTGAAGAGGTTCCAATCATTGCTATCTCATCTGCTACCCCAGATGATGTGAACGATCTCAGTGGTGTTCCTACGCTTGGACAAACTGCTTGGTCAAGACAGATTGCCTACGATGCTGACTGGGTTATTGCTTTGGGTAGAGCATCAAACAGCGATATTATTGAATGTGCCTTTAGAAAGAATCGTAATGGATTTATGGGAGACTTCCTTGTCCAGGTTGATTTTGACAAAGGATACTACAGATACAAAGACTATGAAGATAAGTAGGTATAATATGGTATGTCGCAAAGTAAAGAAGTTATCCCACCTACCTTCTATCATCATAAGCCAATCAAGAAGTTTTATCTTGACGGGATTATCCATGATGAGTCTGCTCTTGGTAGGCTTAAGGCAGAGTATGTCAGATTGCTTGAATCCGAGATGCGACTATCAGGCTACGTTCCAAGGCTTGACATAGTTCCAGATTTTACGATAGACTATAACCACAAGAAAAAATATTTTGAATTTCAACTAACAGTACACGGAACATATACGGGGAGAAAACAAAGCGAATGGATAGCAGGAATAGACGGAAGCACGGCAATCTATACACAAAAGAACAAATCAAAAGAGTTCTCACAGGAACAGGTGTAACGATTGAGTCTGAGGTTGACTCAGACTATATTATTTTTTGTCCATATCACAACAACAATAGAACCCCAGCAGGAGAAATAGATAAGAATAGCGGAACCTTCTTTTGTTTTGCTTGTCACCACGTAACTGGATTTATTGAATTTGTTATGCATATGTCTAACAGGACATACTTTGAGGCTGCAAGGTTTATTAAAAGCAAAGAAGCAGAAACAAGTATAGAACAGGATGTTGATAGAGCCCTTTACAAAAAACCAGAGTTTACTTTATTTGACGAGGTTGTTCTTAAAAGACTTCACAATGAACTGCTGTCTTCTAGCAGAGCAAGAGATTATTTTAACTATAGAAAAATTACTAAAGAGTCAGCATCAAAATTTGCTTTAGGCTATTCAGAAAAACAGGATATGGTAACTGTTCCAGTCCACAGTCCAGATGGTTTAGCAATTGGTTTTGTTGGAAGATCTATCGAGGGCAAAGAATTTAAGAATACTCCAGGGTTGCCAAAATCTAAAACCCTATTTAACCTACACAGAGTTAAAAGTTCTGGTAAGGTTTATATAGTAGAGTCATCCTTTGATGCTATTAGGCTTGACCAGTGTGGCTTTCCAGCAGTAGCAACATTAGGGTCCAATGTATCAAACATACAAATAGAATTGCTTCAGAAGTACTTTAATGATATAATTGTCATTGCGGATAACGATGAAGCAGGTGGAAATATGAGAACTAAGATAGTTGAAAAACTTGGTTCTCGTGTATCCGTAATTAAACTAAACAAAGAATATAAAGATATAGGAGACATGGACGATAAGTCAATTAAAGAACTGGACTTCCAGTTTGACAAATCAATACAGTCTATGCTAAACTAACATAACACAGAAAAGAGAAAACACATGGCAATACTAAGAGGAATCAAAGAAATGGGTCCAGTACTAGATGGCCCAAAGGGTGGCGACGGCCCAAAGGTTAAGTGGCTAAAACTTGCTGATGGACAATCAGTAAAGATTAGATTCTTAGAAGAACTAGATGAGGATTCAGCAAACTATAGTCCTGATCGTGGTCTAGCAATCGTTGTATCAGAACACACAAACCCAAAGGACTACAAGCGCAAGGCTGTAGACACAATGGATACAGAAGGTCGTGACTGGGCAGAAGAAATGCATCGTAAGGATCCAAAGGCTGGCTGGAGAGCCCGTCTTCGTTTCTATTGCAACGTAGTTGTAGACGATGGTATTGAAGCACCTTATGTTGCAATCTGGTCAATGGGTATCAGCAAGCAATCATCATTTAACACAATTCGTGAGTATGCTCTTGAAACAGGAAGCATCTCAAATGTACAGTGGAAGTTAAAGCGTAATGGTCAGGGAACTGAAACTAATTACACACTAATTCCATCAGCACCAGATAAGGAACCATTTAATTGGGGAGACATCAAGCCTTATCCATTAGAGTCTGCACTACGCAAGATTCCATACGCGGAACAAGAAGCGTTCTACTTGGGCTTTGACGGCCCATCTGCCACCTCAGCAACAAACGCTGATTGGTAATATGAACTACGTAGGCTTACATGTCCATACACACTTCTCATTATTTGATGGGATTGCTACTCCAGAAGAATATGTTGACCGTGCAGTTGAGTTAGGGATGCCAGCAATTGCCATCACTGACCACGGTACTTTATCTGGGCATAGGGAACTGCACCGTATTGCAAAAGCAAAGGGCATTAAGCCAATTCTAGGTCTAGAAGGATATATGTGTTCAGACATATCTGATAAAAGAGATAAGTCTGAAAGAGAAGGTCAGCAAGATCTTGTCTACAACCACATTATCCTTCTAGCCAAGAATCAAATTGGTTTAGAAAACCTTAATAAGATTAGCGAACTATCTTGGACAGATGGTTTCTTTAAGAAGCCACGATTTGACTTTGAGATATTAGAAAAATACAAAGAGGGAATTATTGTTTCTTCTGCTTGTCCAAGCAGCGTTTTAGTTAAAGCACTTGAAGAAGAAGAGTTTGCTATTGCTAAGAAGTATTTGACTTGGTTTAAGGAGCGCTTTGGTGATGACTATTATGTTGAGGTTATGCCTCACAACGAAGCACATATCAACAAGTACTTAATTGAACTTGCAGACGAGTTTGGCATTAAAGTTATTGTTACACCAGACTGCCACCATGTTGATCCATCACAAAAAGAAGTTCAAGAGTTTAAGTTGCTTATGAATACACACGGCAAGTTCGTAAAAGATGCAACATATGAAAAGTCAAAGAAAAAAGGCAGTATGATGGAACGCCTTGACTATCTATATGGCGAAGACCGTCAGATTACATTTAATAAGTTTGATATCCACCTGCTTTCATACGAAGAGATTAAGGCAGCGATGGAATCGCAGGGTATTGATCGACCAGACATATACTCAAACACACTCCTATTAGCAGAGACAGTCGGAGACTATGGCATTCAAGAAGGACTAAACCTATTGCCAGTACAGTACAAAAGTCCTGATAAAGAACTTGCAAAGGTTGCACTTGAAGGTTTGGTAGAGCGAGGTTTGTCAGAAAACCAAGAGTACCTTGATAGACTTGAAGAAGAGTTGCAGATTATTAAGGATAAAAAGTTTGCTCCATACTTCCTTGTTGTAAGCAACATGATCAACTGGGCTAAGAAAGAAGAGATTATGGTCGGTCCAGGTCGTGGTTCTTCTGCTGGTTCTCTTGTTTGTTATGCACTAAAGATTACAGACATTGATCCTATTGAGCACAACCTTTTGTTCTTCCGTTTTATTAACCCAGAGCGTAATGACTTTCCAGATATTGATACAGATATTCAGGATACTCGTCGTGAAGAAGTAAAAGACTATCTTGTTAGACAGTATCGACATGTTGCATCTATTGCTACCTTCCTTCAGTTTACTGGCAAGGGAATTGTTAGAGATGTTTCAAGAGTGCTCAACATTCCTCTATCAGATGTCAATAAAGTATTAAAGACTGTAGATACTTGGGATGATTTCTGTACTTCAAAATCAACAAGAGAGTTTCGTGAAAAGTATCCAGAGGTAGAAGTGTATGGAGAACAACTTCGTGGTCGCATTCGTGGCACAGGTATTCACGCAGCAGGTGTTGTAACTGCAAAGGAACCAATCTTTAGATACGCACCACTTGAAACAAGATCATCTACTGGCTCTGATGAAAGAATTCCTGTTGTAGGTGTTGATATGGAAGAGGCTGAGAGAATTGGCTTAATTAAGATTGATGCACTTGGTCTTAAGACTTTATCTGTTCTTAAGAATACAATTGACATAATCAAAGAGCGAGATGGTAAAAAGATAGATCTTCTAAAAATCAAGATGGATGATGTAAATGTTTATCAGATGTTGTCTGACGGATATACAAAAGGCGTATTCCAATGTGAAGCAGCACCATACACAAACCTTCTTGTTAAGATGGGTGTCAAGAATCTAAATGAACTTGCAGCATCTAATGCTCTTGTTCGTCCAGGTGCAATGAATACTATCGGAAAAGACTATGTTGATCGTAAACATGGTCGTCAAAATATTTCTTATACTCACCAAGTACTAAAACAATTTACGGAGGACACTTATGGCTGTATTCTTTACCAGGAACAAGTTATGCAAGCATGCGTACACCTTGGCGGTATGTCCATGTCGGAAGCAGATAAGGTTAGAAAGATCATTGGCAAGAAAAAAGATGCTAAAGAATTTGATCAGTTTAAAGAGAAGTTCGTAGAGGGTGCCTCTAAGTTTGTCTCTCCAAACATTGCTCGTGACTTATGGCATGACTTTGAGGCTCACGCAGGGTACTCATTTAATAAGTCACACGCAGTAGCATACTCAACTCTATCTTACTGGACAGCGTGGCTAAAGTATTATTATCCACTTGAGTTTATGTACTCAGTGCTAAAGAATGAAAAGGATAAGGATGCAAGAACTGAATATCTTATTGAAGCAAAAAGAATGGGTATTAGCGTTAAGTTACCTCACATTAACGATTCGGATATCGATTTTAAAATTGAGGGTAAGGGTATTCGGTTTGGACTCACTGCTATCAAGTTCATATCTGATAAAATTGCAGAAAGATATATTGCAGCACGACCATTTAATTCGTACAAAGAACTTGAAGAATTTACATTTACCAAGGGCAACGGAGTAAACTCTCGTGCACTCCAAGCACTTAGAGTAATTGGTGCAGCAACATTTAATGATAATCCTAGAAATGATCAGGAGATTAAAGAGAACCTGTATGAGTACTTAAACCTTCCAGAGTTTAATATTACAATACCTTCTCACTACTATGCTTTCATTCAGGATATTGTTGACTTTGAAGAAAAAGGATCATACATTTTTATGGGTATGGTAAAATCAATTAAAAGGGGAACAGGATGGTCACGAGTTGAAATTTTGGACAAAACTGGCAGCGTCGGTATATTTGATGATGAAAATACGACTATTGAGACTGGTCGTTCTTACTTGGTTCTTTGTAATGACAACAGGATTGTATCTTTCATACCTTCTGATGAAATAAAAGAATCATCTCATGCTCTTGTGAAGTTCTTAAGTTACAAGCAACTGCCATACAAGGATGAAGAAATGTTTGTAGTTTCTTTTAAACCAAGAATTACAAAGACTGGAAAGAAGATGGCATCTCTTACATTGGCAGATACTGCAAGAGATCTTCATTCTATTACAGTTTTTCCTACATCTTTTGCAAAAGCATATATGCATATAGAAGAAGGAAAATCTTATAAATTTAGTTTTGGAAAAACAAAAGACGGAACAGTAACATTGGAGGATGTACATGTCAGTTAGTATAGAAGAAGCGTTAGCACAACTTGATCCTAAGTTGAGAAAAAGATTGGGTAGTGGAGTTGGTGTTAATTATGAGTACCAGCCTACCCCTAGTTATGGACTAAACCGTGCACTTGGTGGTGGGCTTCCCTATGGCAGACAAGTTCTTATCTGGGGTTCAAAGTCTTCTGCAAAGTCTTCTATGTGCCTTCAGATGATTGCTCTAGCGCAAGCAGAGGGTAAGTTATGTGCCTGGATTGACTCAGAGATGTCATACTCTGAAGACTGGGCTAGAACTTTGGGGGTAGACCCAGAAAAACTAATCTACTCACAAGCAAGAACTATTAGTGATATGGTAGATGTTGGCGTAGGATTAATGAATGCTGGCGTAGACCTAATCGTTGTAGACTCTATCACATCAATGCTTCCAGCAATCTATTTTGAAAAAGATACAGATGAAATGAAAGCCTTAGAAAACACTAAACAGATTGGAGCAGAATCCCGTGACTTTAGTAACGCATGGAAAATGCTTAACTATGCAAACAATAAAGTTAAGCCAACTTTGCTTGTTCTTATTTCTCAGTCTCGTAACAATATCAATGCTATGTATACTAGCCAGCAGCCTTCTGGTGGTCAGGCTACTAAGTTTTATTCCTCATGTATTGTTAAACTCTTTTCTTCAGAGTCAGACAATCAAGCGATTAAGGGAAAGATCAAGGTAGGAGATAAATTAATTGAAGAAAAGATTGGTAGAACTATTAAGTGGGAACTACAGTTCTCCAAAACCTCTCCAGGGTTCCAGTCTGGTGAGTATGATTTTTATTTTAGAGGTGACGATATTGGTCTTGATACCATTGGTGATTTGGTTACTACCGCAGAACTAAATGGTATCGTAGAGCGCACAGGTGCTTGGTACATACTTCCTGATGGCACAAAAGTCCAGGGTAAAGAAGCATTTGTTAATCGTGTAAGAGAGGATCTTGACTTGCAAGAATCAATCAAGGCAAAACTAAATGCCTAGTTATACTGTCTATCACGGAAAGTTTATTTGTCATAACTGCAAAGTAGAAGTCACATCTCTTAGACTTTATGCAGAAACAAAAGAAATGACCTGGATGTGTAAAGATAAACATCTAAGCAAGGTTTATCTTGGAAGAAGAAAGAAGAAGGATTTTGACGGAGAAGAGTGAGTCTAAGAGAATAGGTGCTAAGCAGCACAAAAACTCTGGTCGTAATACCCAAAAGGGTGATGCTTCTTGGAAAAATTTTGTGGTTGACTTTAAAGAGGTTGGAAAGTCTTTTACATTAAATAAAGAGGTTTGGGCAAAGGCTACTACTGATGCAATGAAAAATGGCAAGGATCCAGCCATTGTGGTGGTAATGGGCGAGGGTAACTCTAAAGTCAGACTTGCTATAATTGAGATGAGTATATTAGAAGATCTAGTGGAGGAATAATGGAACAACAAGGAACAACAATAGATATGGTAAATGGTCTTGCAGAGATTGCAGACTATATGCAGGATGAAGAACTTACCGTTGCACTCACAATGATTGCTAAACTAATTATTAAGCCAGACATCCCAATTAATGTGGCTCACGTAGAGATCGTAAGGCTTCAGGCAATCGCAGCAAAGATGGCATTTAAGGCTACCTGGATGGCTAATGTTGACAAGTCAGATCGTGGTAAAAAGAATCTATATTACACAGCAGCAGAATCACTTAATAATTTAGTCTCAGCACTCAAGTACATCACACGCTAATCTGCTATACTTATACTAATAGAAACGAGTAAAAAATGACAAAAAGTTTATTACAGCAGATTATGGTTAAGCAGGAAAAACCACCAGTACACTCAATAGATGTTGCTGGTTTGACTGAAAAAATTCAGTCTGGATATACTGTTAATCGTATTGAAAAACAAACGCAAAAGAAGACTTTTGCACCATCAACTATTGCCTATGGGCACGGAGAGTGTCCAAGATATTGGTACCTTGCTTTTGACGGACAAATGTTTGAAGATGATGCAACACCATACAGTGCAGCCAATATGACTGCAGGAACAAAGTCTCACGAAAGAATTCAGGAAGCAATGGGCAATGTTCCCGACTTCCTTGTTGATTCAGAATTTAAAATAACAAATAATGATCCTCCAATTTTTGGGTATGGGGATGTTATTGTTAACTGGCAGGGAGAAGAACTCCTTGGTGAAATTAAAACAATGATGAATGAGGGTTTTGAGTACCGCAAGGCGCATATGAAACCAAAGACTGGTCATTTAGTACAGTTACTTATCTATATGAAAATTCTTAAGAAGCCTAAAGCAGTTCTTATTTATGAAAATAAAAACAATCACGAGTTGCTTATTCTTCCAGTAGAAGTAAATGATTATTATCGTCGGTGGGTAGACCAGACGTTTGAATGGATGAGATCAGTTCGTAAGGCTTGGGTCGACAGAACTCTGCCTGAAAAGAACTATCGCTCTAATTCAAAGATTTGCAAATCATGTCCTATTAAAAAGGCTTGTGCAGATGCTGGTAAGGGAGACTTTAAACTAAAGTCCTTGGAGCCTATAGATGAAGCATTGTCAATGGTGTGATAGAGAATTTCAAACAGAGATTGTCTATCAAATATATTGTTCACCAGAATGTAGAGACCTTTCAACAAAAGAAAAAATTGCTGCAAGGTATATAATTTCTAGAAGACAAAAAAGAAAAGGCAAGGAAAGAAATTGCAAGTCGTGTAAAGAGGCTTTATCAATATATAATGATGAAAATCTTTGTGTGAAATGTAATGTAAATCCTTCTGATGTAGCAAAAGCACTAAAGGAAATTAAGGATAATTTAAAATGAAACTAGCAGAGGCAATAGGAACTAAACTTCCAAAAACTATTTGTGCTATAGATGCAAGCACTAATAGTCTTGCCTTTGCTATTTTTAATACTCAAGAAAAAACTTTGGAATCAGTAGGCAAGATCAACTTTAAAGGAAAAGACACCTACGAAAAGGTTATGGATGCAGGTCAAAAGGTTAAACTATTCCTTGATATGTATGGTGGGTTTGAGGCAATAGTTATTGAGCATACTGTATTTATGAATAGTCCCAAGACGGCAGCAGACCTGGCTTTAGTTCAAGGAGCAATTCTTGGCTCAGCGGGGCAGTCTGGAACTAAGGTTATAGGTAAGGTTGCTCCAATTACTTGGCAAAACTTTATTGGAAACAAAAAGATATCTAAGGATGAAAAACTATTTATTAAGTCACAAAATCCAGGGAAGTCAGAATCGTGGCTTAAAACACACGAAAGAGAACTAAGAAAGCAAAGAACAATTAATTTTATTAATTTGCAATATGATAGGACAATAACAGATAATGATGTTGCCGATGCCTGTGGAATTGGTCATTGGGCAATTAAAAATTGGAATAAAGCAGTAGGAGGGGCTGAATAATGCCAGAGTTAAATGCAAACATACCACCTATACATTGCTATGTGAGAGGCAACTATTTAAGAAATCACCGAGATAGCCACGACAAATACTTTGAATGTGTAGTCTTTGGTGTTTCAAGTTTAAAGTCTAGAAGCCCACTGTTTCATATTATGATGCCAGATGGTGGACTATGGTGGAGACTTCCAATCTCTGCTTTTTGTACAGAGCCAGGTATCCCTGAAGTTGATCTGCATAATTTAGTTTTGTGGAATTCTTTTAGCCATCACATTGCTGTAACGCAATTTGAAAATCTAACCAATCTTAGAATGTCTTATATAGATAGAACAAAAACAATGCACAAAGGAACCTACCTATTCACATTAGACTGGCATAATCCAGATACAAATGTTTTAGATGATGGGTATTCTGAAAGCCCTGCAGATCATAAATGTGGTCACGTAATTCAAAGAGATGATGGAAATTTTGCAATACAGCCCAACAATAGAGTTCGAATATACGAGCCATCTTTTACACTTGAAAAAGAATACTTGATTGATAGAATAATTAATGAAAGAAAATATGATGTCGAAAATCAAGATAAATGGATTATGGAAAATTCTGATAGGTTTAACTATGATATTACTGAGAAAGAAGTTGACAATTAATATCATGAGTGCTAAACTATATACATCAGAAGTTTTTATGCGTAAGAGATATCTTGTGGATAAGAAGTCTCCAGAAGAAATTGCAAAGGAGTGTGGATCAAGTGTTGAAACTATCTACGTCTACCTTGCTAAATTTGGATTAAGGAAGTCAAAGCGATGAATAAATTTGAAAAGACATTGATAGCACTTGCTGTAGCAGGTACAGTTGGTTTTGGTTTTGCATTTGCTGTATTAAAAGGAATTCCAGAAGCATTTGATTGGGAACTTGATGAAGAGGAAGACTATGAGTGATAATCTAAACATTACAGTTGATCAAGTCAACAATCCATTACACTACACATCAGATCCTTCTGGTATTGAGTGTATTGAGATTACTCGCCACCGCAATTTTAATATTGGTAATGCTTTTAAGTACCTTTGGAGAGCAGGACTCAAGGATGAGTCAAAGACTATCCAGGATTTAGAAAAGGCAATCTTTTATATCAAAGATGAAATCAATAGACTAGAGGGCAAGTATGTCAACTGAAGATGATTTAGTAAAGCACCTTGATCAAGTTAATCAAGTTGTTGAAGAGTATTTAAAAGGTAATGACCCAACAGTCATTTCAAAGCAACTTGCTATTCCAAGACAAAAAGTTGTAACACTTATTAATGAGTGGAAGGTAATGGCATCTGCTAATGATGCTATCCGTGCTCGTGCAAAAGAAGCCCTTGCAGCAGCAGATACACACTATAGCAAGTTAGTATCTCGTACTTACGAAGTTATTGATGAAGCATCAATGACAAATAATCTTAGCGCAAAAACTGCTGCCATTAAACTTGTTATGGATATAGAATCAAAGCGTATTGATATGTTACAGAAGGCTGGTCTTCTTGAGAACAAAGAACTTGCAGAAGAAATGATGGAAATTGAAAAACGCCAAGAGATTCTTGTGCTTATTTTAAAAGATATTGCATCTGAATACCCACAAGTTCGTGATGAAATTATGAGAAGATTGTCTGCATTTGCAAAAGACAATGAGGTGATTACAGTTGTCCACGATGTTCAATGAGTTCTTAGAAGCACTACAGGACGACCACTTTAATGAGATGCCTGTAGACGCAAGAACATTTGTTGAAGGTGAGGCATACCTTGGACAGCCTCCATTGTCAGATATTCAGTACGATATCGTTGAGGCAATGAGCCAGATCTATCGTAAAGAAGATGTAATCAATATTCTGGGTGAGGAAAAGGGTATACAGTATTACAATAAGTACACAAAGAACGAAATCATTCTGCAACTTGGCAAGGGATCTGGAAAAGACTTCGTATCAACAGTAGCCTGTGCATACATTGTATACAAACTTCTATGCCTTAAAGACCCAGCAAAGTATTTTGGTAAGCCATCTGGAGATGCTATTGACCTTATTAATGTGGCTATTAACGCACAACAGGCTAAGAATGTTTTCTTTAAAGGTTTTAAGTCTAAGATTGAAAGGTCCCCTTGGTTTATTGGAAAGTATTATGCAAAGGCTGACTCTGTTGAGTTTGATAAATCAATTACTGTTTACTCTGGTCACTCAGAAAGAGAATCACACGAAGGTCTAAACCTTCTTCTTGCAGTTCTTGATGAGATTTCTGGTTTTGCATCTGAAGTTAATACAGGAAACGAACAAGGAAAGACTGCTGATAATATTTATAAAGCCTTTCGTGGCTCAGTAGACTCTCGTTTCCCTGACCTTGGCAAGGTTGTTTTGCTTTCCTTCCCAAGATATCCAGGAGACTTTATTTCAGAAAAATATGATGATGTTATTGCTGAAAAAGAAGTAATAGAAAGAACACACAAGTTTACTATTAACCCACTACTGCCAGAAGACAGTCCAGACAACTCGTTTGAAATTTCCTGGGATGAAGATCAAATTATTTCATACAAGTACCCAGGTGTATTCGCATTAAAAAGACCCACTTGGGAAGTAAACCCTACACGCAAGATTGACGACTTTATGATTGCATTTATGACAGACCTTGGAGATGCAATGATGCGCTTTGCGTGTGTTCCAACCTTTGCCTCTGATGCATTTTTTAAACAGGTAGAAAAAATAAGATCTTGTATGACATTAAGAAACCCAGTAGATAACTTTAAAAGGTTTGATGAATCGTTTAAGCCTGATCCAGACAAGGTTTATTATGTACACGCAGACCTTGCACAAAAGCACGATAAGTGTGCGGTAGCAATTGCTCACGTAGATAAGTGGGTAAATATCCAGGTAATTAATAACTACGAACAAGTAGCACCCATTGTAGTAGTAGATGCAGTAGCCTGGTGGGAGCCAAAGATTGAAGGACCAGTTAATCTATCAGAAGTAAAGCAGTGGATTCAGAACTTAAGAAGACTTGGTTTTAATATTGGAATGGTTTCATTTGACCGTTGGCAATCATTTGATATTCAAAATGAATTGAAGCAGGTTGGAATGAGAACTGATACTGTTTCTGTTGCTAAAAAGCATTATGAGGATATGGCTATGCTTGTATACGAAGAAAGACTTGCTATGCCAGCAATTGAACTTTTGTTTGATGAACTAACACAGTTAAAGATTATGAAAAATAATAGAGTTGACCACCCACGCAAAAAGTCAAAAGACTTGGCCGATGCTGTGTGTGGAGCAATATTTGGGGCAATATCGCATACCCCAAAAGATCAAAACCAAGTGGTTGAGGTTCATACTATTAGTGATAGACCTAAGCAGTTTGACAGTAATAGTAACAATGTGATACAATATAAACCTATGCCAGATGATGTAAAAGATTATCTGGATAGACTAAATCTACTATAAATAAGAAAAGGAATAAAATGAATTCATTTAAGAAAATCTCAATTGCTACTGCTGCAGCCCTAGCAATCGTTGGACTTTCTGTAGCACCTTCTTCGGCAGCACCTCTGGCCGTTACAGTTGCAACAGTTACTAACGCAACAACAAGCGCAGCACCTGCAACAGTTGCAGTACCATCTGCAAACCAGATCACATCTGGTACATCTGTAGCACTTGCTGCAACAGCAGACACAGGAACAATCGTTTCTTTTGCTGCTTCATCAACAGTCAAGTTGGTAACAGCACTACACACAACCGATGCACCAAAGACAGTTGCTTCAGGAGTTTCAACTCTTTCAGTAACATCTGCAGGAGCAGCAGTTACAGTTTATGCATACACAACTACGACAGCAGTTGGATCAGTAACCATTACAAATGGTTCATATTCAACAATCGTATTTATTAAGGGAACAGCAGGAGCAGCATCTAATGTTGCACTTTCAGTTCCTTCAGCAACAGCAGTTGGAACAATTCCAACAATCACAGTTTCAGCAACAGATGTTTTTGGAAACTTAATTGCAACAGGCGAGACAATTACTGCTACAGTAATCGGATCCACATTTGCTGATGGTTCAATCACAAAGACTCTTGTTACTACAACAACAGCAGAAGGAGCAGCAGACTCAACTCTAGTAGTTGGATCAAAGACTGCAGCACTTGCTACAGCAGTAGCAGGAACAATTCAGGTTGTCGTTACTGGTGTTGCATCAGCAGCAACAGTTGCTGGTCTTCCAGCACCAACTAAGGCAGCAACAGCGTCATTCGTTGTTTCAGACCTTAATGGAACAATCGCAACACTAACTGCACAACTTGCAGCAGAGAAGGCTGGTCGTGCACTTGATGCACAGGCAGCATCTAACTTACTTGCAACAGAAAAGGCTGGTCGTGCAGCAGACAAGGTTGCTTCAGATAAGGCACTTGCAGATGCAAAGACTGCTTCAGATGCAGCAGCAGCAAAAGCAAAGGCTGACTATAACAAGTTGGCTGCAAAATGGAATGCAAAGAATCCAAAGGCTAAGGTTGCTCTAAAGAAGTAACTTAATCCAACACTAAAGGGGTTGCCAATTATGGTAGCCCCTTTTTTGTATAAAAAAAATGCTATAATAGCCCTATCAGACATTAAGTCTGCGAGGGGGAAGAGGAATTAAAAAATTATTAAGAGTAGCATTGGTACTATCGCTTGCTCTATTTCCCCTGCTTTTAATAATTGATAAAGCCCACGCAGCAGAAGGCTTGACTGCTCAAGTCTATAATGTACTAGGACAAAATGGCTCTCCATACATACCCCAGGGAGCCTCTCCAGTCGTCACGACTAATGTCCCTAACATTGACTTCCAGTGGGGTTCTGGTAGTGTATTAGGTGGCCCTTCAGAGGATGTTATCGTACGATTTACTGGGTCAATTAGAAGCGATTCTACTCAAGACATATCATTTTTAGCAACAGCAGACGACGGAACAAAACTGTATGTTGATGGCATACTGGTAGCAAGTGACTGGGTAGACAAAGGTGGTGGAGGAACTACAACTGCCCCAATAGCCTTTACAGCAGGAGTCCCTAAAACAATAGAATTAATGTACTATGAAAATGGTGGTGGAGCAAACGTATTTTTAAACTGGGATCAATCTGGATCAATGCAGATCATTCCAGCATCAGCATTTACTTCACAAGCAGCACCAGTAGTAAAAACAATAGGACCTCCAAGAAATTTAACTATATCTAGCAATGAGACATCAACTGTTCTATCTTGGCAAGCACCAGATACTGGTAACACACAGCCAGAGAGATATGCAATAAGTTTTAATTGTTCTGGGTGCAATGGTTGGGGAATTGCAACTGGAAATGTTGGCGGACCAAATTCTTTAAACACAACAATAACAATTGATCATTCCTTGCTAAATGGACTTATGCCAGCAGGAACAGTCTGGTCATTTCATATTAGATCAGATAACGATACATTTGCACTTTACTCTTCAAATTCAAATGTTGTTACTGGTTCTACATATGTAGCACCTGCACCTGAACCTTCCCCCACTCCTACGCCTTCGCCAACCCCAACACCGACTCCTTCTCCAACACCTACACCTGAAACAACAACTGTAACAACAACTGTAACAACACCTACACCTGAAACAACAACTGTAACAACACCTACTGGACCAACTGAAGCAGAAATTGCAGCACAAGTTGCAGCGTTAGCAGCAACACAAGCAGCGCAAGCAGCAGCGCAAGCAGCAGCCTTAGCAGCAGCACAAGCACAAGCCGAAGCACAAATTGCTGCAACAACTGCAGCGCAAGCAGCAGCGCAAGCAGCAGAAGCAGCAAGAATACAGGCAGAGACAGCAGCATTAATTGCAGCACAAGCAGCAGCAGCGCAAGCGGAGGCTGAAAGAATTGCAGCACTTCAAGCAGCACAAGAAGCAGAAAGAGTTAGGGCAGAAGCAGAAGCAAAGGCAGAAGCAGAGCGCATAGAGGCGGAGATTGAAGCAGCAAGAATTAAAGCAGAGATAGAAGCCCAAGAAGAAGCAGATCGAGTTGCAGCAGAAATTAAAGCAGCAGAAGAAAAAGCAGAAGCAGAGGCAAAAGCAGAGGCAGAACGCATAGAAGCAGAGCGCATAGCGGAAGAAGAAAGAATTGCGGCAGAGGCAGAGGCAGAGGCTGAGCGTATAGCAGCAGAAGAAGAGGCCATTGCAAAAGCAAAGGCAGAAGCAGAGGCAAAAGAATTAGAAGAGGCGTTGGCTGAAGAAGAAGCAAAAGAAGAAGAATTAAAAGAAATAATTGCAGAGGCTAAAGAAGGAAAAGAATTAACTGAAGAACAAACAGAAATTGTAGTGGCAGCATTGATAGAAAACCTTAAGCCAGGAGAATCTATTTCAGCAGCAGAGGTTCAGGCATCTGGAGTATCTTATGCAGATCTTCCAGCAGAAACACCAATTGAACTAAGAACATCTGAATCTGGCGAGGTATTAATAATTACAGCAGAGGTTGCAGCAAATGTAGAATTAGTTCAAGATCCAGGGGCATTATTAGAAGCAGTCTTTACTGATCCAGGTGCAGCCTTAGCAGCCCTTGGAAGTATTGGTGCAGATATGACTGAAGGAGAAAGAGAAGAAGCAACAGATATGGTTATAGCAACAGTAGTAGCAGCAGGTGCAGCAATTAATGCAGCAGCCGTTGCAACAGGTGGAAGCACAGGAGGAGGAAATTCTGGTGGAGGTGGCGCTTCTGGCTCCAATTCACCAGGTTCAAGAGGAGGTAGAAAATGGTAAGAATAATAAAGAATATCCTAAAAGATATGGTAGACCAAGCATGGACCCTTCTTGGTATGTTTATTGCTTGGGTTGTTTTGGACGGTAGTGCAAAAACTGTTGTTGGTTATGGAATCATGGCAACAACAGCATTATGGATACTAACTAGTCCAATCAGAAATAGAGAGGAGGACTAAATATGGCAACTAAAAAGGTAGTAGAGCCTCCGAAGAAGGAGCACCCACAAAAGGCATTAACAAATGTTTTGATGAGAATCGTAGCAGTTTTTGCAGCATCTGGCCTATCAGTACTTGGTGCTGGAGCAGTAGTTGGAATTGACACAATGCAAGCAGTATTCTTAGCAGGACTATTAGGCGTAGCAACAGTCATTGAAAGGCTGGCAAGGGCTTTTTTGGACGATGGAAAACTCACATTGGCAGAGATCAATGATGCGTTTAAAACGGTAGATAAAAAGGCTAATTAGTCATTATTGACGGTAGTTGACAGCCCTCTCTGGGTAATGGTATACTTGAGTATCACCTATCTGGAGAGGGCTTCATCATGACCTGTATTGCTGTAGTAAAACACGACGACAAAATTTATATGGCTGGAGATCGTGGTGCTTCAGATGATGGAACTATTTTAGCACTTGATGCCCCAAAGGTTTGGAAGATAGGTCCATACTTAATTGGATATGCTGGATCAATGGACGGAGAAAGAATCCGTTATAATTTTAAACCAACACCACCCAACATTAAAGATACAGATAAGTTTATGCAAACCAGATTTATTAAAGAACTAAAAGAATTTTATAATGAGTTCTGGGTTGATACATCTAAAGATGGAGACCTTGGTTTGATCATTGCAGTTCGTGGTGAAATCTATGAACACAGTTCTGCAGATATGTCTTTATCTAAATATACACTTCCATATCTTGCTATGGGCTCTGGTGCAGAATATGCCTATGGGGTTTTATATGCAACAGATAAGCAAAAAAATGCAAGGAACAGAGTGCAACAAGCAGTATCAGCAGCAATTAAATTTAACCCATCTTGTATGGGCCCAGTTGACATCGTTAGCCTTTAAGGATATACTTTATATATGAGCGAAGAATTTGAAGAGATATTAAAAGATATTCAGAATATGGAATCAGACTTTGACGAGTTTGAGATCTGGCTTGAAAACGGTATTGAAAGAGGATGGGTATCAGAACCATTCTGCAATACACACGAGTCGGATCCTTTTATGACAGAAGAAGAAGAAAAAGAATGGGAAGAAGGCGGAGACCCATGCCAAGTAGTTTTAAAAATCAGACAATAACAATAACAGAAAGAGATAAAATGAAAAAAGCACTACTAGCAATACTATCAGCAGTACTACTAATCACAGTAACACAGCCAGCACAAGCAGAAGATCAAAAAGTTTTAGCGATTATTGATTCTGCAATTAACTCAGCAAAATTTAATTCAATTATTCACGAGGTTTGTTTTACTACAGTAAAGTCAACAAATCCAAAAGAAAATATGTCTTGCCCTAACGGAGAACTATTTATGGAGGGCAAGGGAGCAGCAAGTGCACCATGGCCAACAAATATAAACTCTGGAACATACCACGGAGATGCAATGGTAAAGGCAGCACTTGTAACTAATCCAAATATTAAGATTGTTTTTATTAGAGTGCATAATGTTACATCTTTAGGAAACTCAGGTCAGCCAGAAAATGGATCAACCATTCTTAGTGCATTAGACTGGGTAAATAAAAATGCATCAAAGTATAGTATTGATGCTGTATCAATAAGCCAGTCTGGTGTTCGTACAGAGATGATCAATAGGGTTAAAGTAGTATCTATTCATCCTGGATGTACAACTCCATCAATTTTAAATCCATTTGTAAACCAAGTGTCACAACTAAATGCAACAAATATTCCTACATTTATTGCTACTGGAAATGATGAAAGAAATGATTTCGTTGGTTTTCCAGCCTGTGTCCCTGGAGTCATTGGCGTAGGAGCATTGGCAACAGAAAATCTACTTGAAATGTCGACAAATACAGGAACTGGTCTTGATCTTGTTGCCCTTACAAAAGTAAGAGTTACCAAGTACGACGGTTCTGCAACAGATATCTATGGAACTTCAACAGCAACTGTGGTTGCATCGTCATCATATGTTAAAAATAATACATATAAAACTTTTCAAGAGTATCTAAACTCTCTTAAAAAAGTATCTCTTAGCCAAATGATTAGAGTTAATAATAAACTTCAATCAGCAAACAGGGGCACATATAGCAGAAATTAAGTAGTTGTCCTGGGTATGACAAAAACTGCCTGCCTTGCCCTATAACTCAGTTGGTAGAGTGCCGAACTGTTAATTCGGATGTCCCTGGATCGAGGCCAGGTGGGGCAGCGTGATATAATAGTATTGTCATACCTACAAGGAGGAATATCATGGCAGCAAAAGGTTCAGTAGAAGCAATCATTGAGGTTGCAAAGAAAGAATTGGGAACAATTGAAGGCCCTAAAGATAACGAAACAAAGTACGGTGCATGGATGAAGGTTAACTTTCAACCTTGGTGCCAATCGTTCGTTTCGTGGTGTGCATTTACTGCGGGAGTAAAATCATTCCCTAAGTCTGCATCAACAGTAGCAGCATCAGATCAGTTTAAGAAAGAAAAGCGTTGGGCAGATGCTCGTAATGATGAGCCAACACCAGGAGACTGGATCTTTTTTGATTTCCCAGATGATGGTGTAAATCGTATTTCACATGTTGGTCTTTGCATCAAGAACAATGGTGATGGAACAATCCAAGTTATTGAAGGAAATACTTCAGGAACTGCCAAGGGAGATCAGCGCAATGGCGGAATGTGCGTAGAAAAGACTCGTGCATATGTTAAGAATAACAAAAAGAAGTTAATTAATGCAGTAGTTGGTTGGGGTCGTCCAGTTTATACTGGAGAAGAAAATGCTCCATTACTTAATAAGTTATCTGCTTCAAATATTGATATTAATGATCGCTCTGATTACATCCAGTTGGATGCAAAGCCAAAGAAGCCAGCGCCAACTGCTATCACTGCAAAGAAGTCTTCTGGTGGCGGTGGAAGCAAAGCGCTAAGAGTTGAACAGTAATGGAATCAACTAAAAGAACACTATTAAAAACAGCAAGTTGGGAAACCTTTCACCTTGTTGGCGTTGCTGGGGTAATCTATTTGTTTACTGGTGAGTGGGAGTACGCAAGTCTTGGTGCTCTCATTTACATAGGCTGGGAAGCACTTGGATATTTCCTACACGAAAGAGTCTGGGCTAAATTTGGAAAGGGCGTTAAATAATGCGTATTAGAATTATTAGATTTGTTGTTAAGTCGCTTGGTTATGAGTGGGGCGGAGATCTACTTAATGCACCAATCTGGACAGTAAAAGCAAAAAAGAAGAAGTAATCTATGGCATTGTACGAATACGATTGTATGCCTTGCGGTAAAAGGTATACAAAAGAAAGATCTATTAAAGACAACGATCCAGGGTATGGTTGTGAAACTTGCAATCTACCACTGGTTCGTGTATACTCTAATGTAGGAGCAGTATTCAACGGTAGTGGATTTTATTCCACTGATAACAGAAAGCGGTAGTATAATGTTTACAATGATTAAAGATGAAGTAAAGCAAGAATGGCTGCTATCACCTTTAGATCGATGTGATAGATGTAATGCTGAGGCCCTAGTTAAGGTTACAGGCATAAGTGGAGACCTTTTGTTTTGTGGCCACCACTATAATAAAATTATGGCTATCCCAGACGGATATAACAGTATGATGTCTTTTATGATAAGCATTGTTGATGAACGAGCAAAATTAGTTAAGGAATAAAGATGATTATTCAGATTATGGGTCTACCTGGTTCTGGCAAAACAGAATTAGCAAAGGCCCTAAAAGAGCGTATTAATGCTATTCATCTTAATGCAGACGAGGTTCGTGCAACAGTCAATTCAGATTTGGGGTTTAGTCCTGATGATAGAATTGAGCAGGCCCGTCGTATGGGAGAGATGGCAAGACTAATCTCTAAACAGGGTGTAGCACCAGTAATCGTGGATTTTGTTTGTCCTACAGACTTAACTCGTGCAGCATTTGGTAAGCCAGATATTTTAATTTTTATGGATACAATTGCTGAGGGTCGTTTTGACGATACAAATAAAATGTTTGAGCGTCCAGATGAAGCCGATTTTTATTTTACTAATCACGAACAAAATGCTGAAGAAAAGGCATCTCGTATTATTAAAAAGTTTGGGCTACACGATTGGTCTGCGCCTACAACTCTTATGCTGGGTAGGTATCAGCCTTGGCACGAGGGCCACCACGCCCTTTATAAGGAGGCTGGCAAGAGAACTGACCAAGTACTTCTTGGAGTCCGCAATACCTACAATACAAGCGAAAAGGATCCACTTAAGTTTGATCAGGTAAAAGAATATATTGCCAAGGATGAATTTATGGATGGTGCATTAGTACTAAGACTACCTAACATTACCAACATTGTATATGGTCGTGATGTAGGATATAAAATTGAGCAAGTAGACTTGGGGGCAGATATCCATGCTATTTCTGCTACGCAAAAGCGTAAGGAAATGGGTATATGAATGTAACCAAACAAAGATCAGCATTAAAAGCAATTACTTGGCGTATAATTGGAACAGCAGACACATTTGCTATTGCTTGGCTTATAACCAAAGAGCCAGTAACAGCAGGGGCAATTGCAAGTTTTGAGGTATTAACTAAAACAATTCTTTATTACTTCCATGAGCGTGGTTGGAATAAAATTAAATGGGGGAGAAAATAATGTATGAATACTATGTAAGAAAAGTAGAGAATGTTGTAGATGGAGATACCATTGATGTTCTTATTGATTTAGGGTTTGATATTCTGTTTCAATCCCGTGTGAGATTGGCTGGCATTGATACTCCTGAGTCACGCACAAAGGACCTTGCTGAAAAGACACTTGGACTTGAATCTAAAGAGTATCTAAAGAAGCACATAAAGGATGCTAAGTCTGTTATTATTAAAACTGAAAAGATGGACTCGTCTGAAAAGTATGGCCGTATTCTTGGTTGGCTGTATGTTAATGGAGACACTGAATCTGTTAACGATAAAATGATCAATGATGGCTATGCGTGGGGATATATGGGAGACACAAAGGTCAAAGATTTTGAGGCTTTGAAGAAGGCAAGAGCAAAGTCAGGTAAGTAATGGATATCAAGAAGCAAGCACTTCTAGATCATCTGCTAAATCAAGGAGCCATTCAGATGGCTGATATTGACTATGAAGGAAATGTACTTTATAGTATTACTGATAAGTTGCAGCAGGTTCATCCAGATTTATATGCAGAACTAAAAGAGCAGTATGAAGACCATATGTTTAAACTAATCAAGAAAGGTCCTTCTACAATGAACTGGAGAATCAATGTCTGAAGCAGGGGATAGAATTGAAGAGTTAATCTTAAGTGGAGCACTTGAGGTTTCTGGGGTAGATATTGATACTGGTGAGATGCTTTACAATTTTACAGATAAACTAAAAGATGTTAGTCCTGAACTATTTAAAGATATGTCTGATTATATTTCTACAGAAACAATGTTTTTATGGGCTGAGGGGTTTTTAGACATAGATGTAACTGAAAAAAATCCTATGGTTAATATTACCAAAAAAGCATTAGATGATGAAGAAATATCAAAACTAAGCAAAGAAAACCAGAGAACTCTAAAAGAAATAATTAGAATTATTCTTTCAGATAGGTAGTATAATTGTTCTGGAGGAACTATGGAATATTTTTTAGGCTCAGTTTTAACTATGATAGCAATGTTTATAACAACACGCTTAATTTCTTTTGAAAAGAAAACAGTAAAAGATAATCCTTTTAGGTATAGTCAAAGCCATATACACGAAACAATATCTCCATTAATCCCAGATTTAGTATTTTATAAAAAAGAAATACTTAGGCAATCTAGCAAGCACGAAGAAAAAACAAATATTAAGGTTGTTATTTTTGACAACAAGGCTTATTTTGTTAAGGATGGAACCTTCTATTGTGCAGAAATGCACGGTACAGAGATAGACGGAGCCAATGCAACTCTAGTTGACACAATGGGTATGGATAAGGTACAATTAGATAAGATGCTGTTTATAATGGATCAACTTAGAGATGGGAAGAAAAATGATAGTGGGGATTCAAGGAACTAGTGGTTTTGATGACTACCAGGTTTTTCTTAGAGCCATGGCAGTAACGATGTCTTCCTTAAAAGAAGATGATCCGTATTTTTATCTTTACTCTGCAGGACCAGCAAACATTAACTCAATGGCTATGGAGTTTGCCAATCTCTCAGAAAGAGGCCTTAAGGCTCGTGGCAAAAGCATTAAGTACAAGCCTGTACCACCTTGGTGGATTACAGAAAACATTTTAGACATAAACTACTTTGCCTTTTTAAGTAAAGAAAGAGAACAGGTTTCTAAACTTGTTGATGAAGCAAAAAATAATAATGTCGAATACGGCATTTTCCGATACTAACAGAAAGAACAAAATGCAAATTAAATCATTAGAACAAATGGAAACAATTGTAAAAAGCAATAAGGCTTTGATGTGGGACGGTTGGACAGTAGTAAACTCTTATCCTTCTGAGAAGGGTAGAACAGCCCCACAAGGGGCATTCGTGGATGGTAAATGGCATCTACAGCGTCGTTTTGTACCTTCTAAGAGTGGATGGGATATACCAGACAAGTTTGTGAGTTAATATGCCAAAGCACGAATGGAAAGATGATGCTTTGTGTTTAGATTATGATACAAATATATTCTTTGAAAAGTATGAAGATGATGAACTATTAAGACCTGCAGTAGACAAACTTTGTTCTATGTGTCCAGTGTCTAAGATGTGCTTTGCTGTTGGAGTCTCACAAAAAGAGTGGGGTATCTGGGGTGGAGTTTATCTTGAAGGTGGGCAAATATCTAAAGAGTTTTCTAAGCATAAGTCTAAATCAGACTGGGCAAATACTTGGCAAAGATTAACAACGGAGCAATAAAATGTATACAGATTCAATGAGACGAGCATTTCGTTCACTTAGAGGGCCAAAAGGTTTTCAACTTCAGATAGTTGATCACGATAATTTCTTAACAGTAAAAGCAAGTGAAAAAGAATTTATGAGTCTTTCTGGAGAAGAAAGAAAACAGGCTGTAGAATATATGATTCGTGCAAAAAAAGCACTAGAAGATAACGGAGCAATAGTTTTATTAGTCAGAGAAGGCGGTAAAGAGTTATGATTGAATTAGTTGCATTTTCTATTTTTACTATTTTCTTTTTTATGTTAATATTTAAAAATGTTACATTAAACATAAAACTATCTGAAAGTAGAATGGAAGTTATAAGGGCGCACTTAGATAAAACAATAATATCTGAAAAGTTAGTAGAGGTATCTGAGAAAAAAAATAAACTAGATGACCCATCATCAGAGGCATTTCTAAAATTTGTCTCAGATTCTAGAGACTGGGCTTACCAATATATAGATGAGGTTCAGGAGTCTTTAAATAAGTTTATTACTGATATTGAGCCTGAGATAGCATATTTTGACGAATATGGGGTTGTAGGAACAGCATATCCACATTATTACTCTATGAAGAAAATTTCTGAGTCATACAAAGAATTAAAGAAAGTAATGCCAGAACACTATGATAGAATAGAGTAATAATGATATTTAAAAATAGAAAAAATCTCAACCTGCTTATATGCGAAGAAGAATTTTGTGAAGACGAAAGCACACAGATATGGGCGAGTAGTGAAAGTAAGATTGTAGATCTTTGTGATTTACATTATAGTCAAGCGAGGGGTATGAAATGAAAGACATTTTATTATCAACACTAACAGGTTTTGGGTGTGGCATTGTATTTGCTGCATTCAAATTGCCAGTACCAGCACCACCAGTTTTTGCGGGAGTCGCAGGAATTATTGGTCTATGGATTGGCTTTACAGTACTAACAAAAATAATATCCTAGGAGGAAAATTATGAATGAACAAATTAAAGCAGTACTAGCGTCATACGGAAGATCAGTTCTTGGAGCAGCAACAGCGTTGTATGCATCTGGAGTTACAGATCCACAGACATTGGCATACTCACTACTTGGTGCACTCGTGCCCGTGATTTTGAGAGCAGCCAATCCATCAGACACAGCGTTTGGCAGAATGCCATCTGTAGAAGATGTAGATAAGGCAGTTAAGTCTGCTAAGGTAGTAAAGAAGGCTGCAAAGAAGGCTCCTGCAAAGAAGTCTACTCGTGGCGGTGGCGGTTCAAAGCCTCACACAAACACTCTATAATCTATAGAATAAGATTAGCAGGCTTGTTACTTGACAGGCCTGCTTTTCTATGCTATAATATTTATACCTGCCCAATAGGGGGGAATTAACTTATTCGCTTGAAAGGGGAATAAAATGGTAACAAAGTATGCTATGGATCTATTCAATGATCCTTTTTTTATTGGCTTTAACAGAGAGTTAAATCGCCTAAACACTGCACATAAAACAAACTCACAATCATATCCTCCATATGATCTTATCAAACTAGATGAAGATACATATAAGATTTCACTGGCTGTTGCTGGGTTTTCTAAGGAAGATATTGATGTGTCCGTAGACAATGGAACACTCATTATTAAGGGTGATATTGTTGAGGTTACAGATGCAGAAGTAGTTCATAAGGGTATCGCAGGAAGAAAGTTCGTAAGATCTTTTGCCTTGGGAGAGTATATGGAAGTAACTTCTGCAGAACTAAAGGATGGCATGCTACATGTTCATGTAGTACGAATTGTTCCTGAAGACAAGAAGCCTAAATCTATTAAAATTAAGTAGTATAATAGATAACATTCCGCTATGAGACTTTAAAAGGTTTTACAACGGATGCTCTTATGAGAAGAGAGTTAGCAGGAGTTGAACCTTCGTGGCTAATAGACCTGAGCAGTCGTCTATAAACTGCTCATTATTCATCTAAAGTTCCTTATTTGTTTACCACTTATAACAAAACTTTATAGAATTGTTAGATATACTATAACTATGAAACTTAAACTATCGCTCATCGCAGCACTCGCTGCGTCATTTATTTTTATTCCATCAGCATCCGCTTCAGATCAAATTACTGGTAGTGGATCTTCCTTTATAGCAAACTACCTTGACGCATGTCGTATCACTTATGCAAAATCAACAGGAAATACAGTAACATATTCATCACTTGGATCTGGGGCAGGAAGAAACCAACTGTCCAATAAAATAATAAATTTTGCTGGTAGTGATACTCCATTTGCTTCAGGTGAGCAACAACCAGAGGGATATGTTTATGTGCCATTCATTGCTGGCCCAATTGCAATAATGTACCGTCTTGATGGATACAATAAGCCAATACAACTCAGTAAGCCTACACTTGCTAAAATTTTTGCGGGACAGATAACAAAATGGAACCATAAAGAAATAGTTAAAGACAATACTATCAAAAACATAAAGCCAAAGATTCCATCTACACCATTAAAAATTGCATTTAGAGCAGATGGGTCAGGAACCTCTCAAATATTTACTGAGTATTTTAATGCGGTGAATCCTAATATTTGGAAAAAGCCAGGAAATAAAGATTTTAAGGCTGCATTCCCAGGAACAATTCCAATAACAGCACAAGCAGGATCAGGATCTCACGGTGTTGTAATGCTTACAAGACAGATGAATGGTGTAATAACATACGCAGAATTATCTTATGCGTCTGGTTTAAAGGTTGCTTTGATAGAAAACTCAGCAGGGAAATTTATAAAACCAAGCGCAAAGTCAGCATCTCAATTTCTTAGTAATTTCCAGCGGGGAGATAACGGGATTATTAATGCTAATTATAATAACCCAAACCCATTAGCATATAACCTATCTGCCTTTAGTTATATCATAGCCTTTAAAGAAAAAACTCCTAAAAATACTGCAGTTAAAGAGTTCCTATCCTTTTCAATAGCAAATTGTACAAAGGATGCAGTTAGGCTAGGATATGCACCACTGTCTGGTCCTGCACTAATCCTTGCTAGAGAAAAAATATCTGAGATAAGTTCTGGAAATTAACTGATATAATATTATAGTCCCACACAGGACCTTAGTGATGGATTAGTTACCCATTGGATAGAGACCGTGGCGCAAGTCAGGTGAATTGCCTGTGTGGGACCTAACATTTGGCGGTATAATAATATCAATGACTGACAAAGAGTTGGAAAGTTATAATAAGCAGCAGTATAAGAAGATGCTTGCTAAGATAAAAGAGGATTCTGGCTGCGTAGACTGTGGTATCGGCAACCATATTATTTTAGATTTTGACCACATAAGAGACAAGAAATATAATGTATCAAGGATGATCCACGATGGGTTTTCTTGGAAGGCTATAAAGAAAGAAATTGAAAAGTGTGAGGTGGTTTGTGCCAACTGCCACAGGATCAGGACTCATAATAGGCTTGCTGGTTAATATGATATACTAATATAATGATAGATGATTCAATGATGCCAACAAGCACTTACCAAGGCTGCGACTGTGAGACCTGCAAAGAACTTAATGTAGACTGCCCAGACTGCCCAATATGCTCTTCAGAGACCGACTCAGAGGTTGCTATGGCTATGTATGACTCATCAATTGGAAAGGCTGACCCGTGCTGGGAAGGTTATGTACAAAGAGGTATGAAGCCAGGAGCAGATGGTAACCCAGTTCCTAATTGTGTGCCAGTCACAAAATCTTTGTTTACTTCAATAAGAGAAGATGCAAAAGATTATTCAAAAGATACACGAATTACTAGTTTATTTAAGGACTAATTATGCCAAAGAAAAAAGCAACAGCCTTTAATCCAATTCAGATCAAAGATGGATGGATCGTAAGATTATATAAAGATGGTCGCATCAAGTCTAAAATTGCACCATACGAAGTAAAGCATCCTAAGAAATAAAGCATCCCTGGTAGGATTCGAACCTACGACCTACACCTTAGAAGGGTGTCACTCTTCCACTGAGTTACAGAGATATTGTACACCAGGTAGGACTTGAACCTACGATAGCCGAATTATGAGTTCGGTGCCTTAACCAACTTGGCTACTGGTGCTAGTCCTTATTTAATTAATAATCCAAAAAGAATTCCAATAACAAAAGAAAGCAATCCCACTGTCCAGTGATAATATGTTTTCATATGTTCTTTAATAATATATCTTTTTAAATCTTTTGATATTTGCTTTAAATCATCAGGATGTACCATAAAATAAACCTGCCTTTCTACGGATTAATTACTGACAATGCTCCAGAAATTATTTGTTGCCTTATAAATTCCTGCTTACGCTCAAATTTTGATAGATGAGTTTTATCTTGTATTCTTTTCTTATTCTTATTTGCTCTTTTGATTTTATGCTGAGATACTTTATTATTTGATTTTTTCATATACTAATCATACCATTCTCTATAGTGTAAGTCAATTCTTTTTACCGTCCCAAGTTCCTATCTTTGTTGTAGGAATATTATGATCTTCCCACAACTTTATTACATTTGGATTATCATCTACAGCGTGAACAACATCCCATAGTTTAGTTATCTTATTAAGCATATCTTTCTTTGCTTCATAGTCTGGCCTGTTGTCATCATCTGCCCTCATAAATAGTCCGTGGGATCTAATGTTATTTTTTGCAAGCCACATAGAGGTTAGACCACGATATTTTTCTTTACGAGAGGTAACCACTAAGATTGAGCGCTGATCTGAGACAGCATTGTTTAACATTTCTACTACCTCTATGTTTGGCAGGGCATCTATAGAAGCCTCATGAAAGGCATCGTAGTCCCTATTAGAGCCACGAACAAGGTGTAGATAGGGATCTACATTGGCAAGGGTTCCATCTACATCAAATATGTATGCTGGAGGCTTAATCTTGATTAACCTTATATGTCATAATAAAATAACACGCTACATAGCCTGCAATAAAAGCAGGGATTATTAATAATAAATTAATCATTCAAAGTCCACCATTCTTTCCATTAGTTTAGTCATATAGTTATCTTTCCCTCTTGCTATATGTGCAGCAGCAAGACGCATACCTAGTGCATTTGTTACTGCTGGTTCAATAGGAAGGGCTTCAATCTCCCTTGCTATTTCTTCTCTTAGTGCCATTTCGTCTATGCTCATATATCCATTATACCTTTTTAAACGCTATCTGTCAAGTAGCCCCAACGGGAATCGAACCCGTCTTTACGCCGTGAAAGGGCGTTGTCCTAACCGATAGACGATAGGGCCAATTATTATAAATCTATTTCGTAGTATGTTCCCCACCAAGAATAAGGCTTATTTAGATAATGCCAAACCTTACTATGAAATTTAAAACGGTATCCAAAGTTTTCTTGATCTTGTAAGGCAAATGCTTTAACTACACTGTTGCCAGCAATCTCACCACATAGATTACCTATCCATCTAAGAGGAAGTATCTTTGTTCTCTGGTGCTTGGTAATCTTTTTGAGGTACCCATCTGATTTTGCCATCTACATAAATCCTTTCATATCCTAATGCTTTCCAGTCCATTCGCATAATTTTTGGTTCTTTCATATATTCTATAATACACCAATAAGCATCAAAAGTCAACCACTGGTATAATCATAATATGAACTTTGTATATTTGTGTAGGCCTGGAAGCAATGAAGAGTTAAGGTACTCAATAAGATCAGTTGTAAAAAACACAGATAATCCTAATATCTGGATTGTTGGAGGAAAGCCTTCTTGGTATGTTGGAAATTATATAAAATCTGATCAAAGCCAAGACAAATATGAAAATGTGGTAAACAGTTTAAACACTATTGTTAATTGCAAAAGGATACCAGAAGATTTTGTACTGATGAATGATGACTTCTATATCATCAAGCCAATAAATAAGATCAACACATATCACGGTGGAAGTTTTCAAAAAAAGGTAGAAATATTTACAGACAATGCAAAAAGTTCTTATTATACTTCATTACTTATTAATACAAATAATATTTTAAAAGATGCTGGAATTGAAAACCCGCTTGATTATGCAATTCATGTGCCCATTGAATTAAATAAACAAAAACTATCTACAGTTATTCAATCAAAAGTTTCAATCAGAACAATGTATGGAAACTTGTTTGATATTGGTGGAACAGAGGTAGATGATGTAAAATTTCATAGAATGGCAACCAGAAAATGGACAAAAAGTCCAGATCTAAATACTATGGATTTTGAATATTTGTCTACAGGTGATGAATCATTTCCAGAAGTTTATGAATATATTTTAAAGGATATGTTTAGTGAGCCATCTCAGTTTGAAAAATAAACTATAATTTTTTAGTGCACCATATTTTATAGTCACTCATAGTCTGATGATAGTCCCAAAACAAAGGATCCTTGTAGTGCATTTCACACTTTTCACATTCATTCTTCATTGTCTATGCCGTTTCTTATTGCCAAACTTAGACTTAACATCAGCCCTAGCCTGATTAACTATGGCCTTCGTAATGTCTTCAACAGTAAACTCTTGATCAAAGGTTTGTTCAGTATCCACCAGTGCACTCATTTCTTGTATGGTATAAACGGATTTTGGTCATTGTCTTTTTATTCGGGGCATATAATTCTTCACCACAGCAAGCAGTCTTAAGGTACCACTCCTTAGCAAAGAAGTCATACACTAAACCCTTAGCGTTAGCATACTTCTTGGCTACAAAGGTTTGGAATGGATCAGGAATCTCCATGTTAATCATTGCGGTCCCAGACCAACTTGGCAAAACTCCTCCAAGATAACTTTTCTGAATCTAAAGCCTTCCAGTGTCTATGTGATTGAACATATACTGCTGCATATGCGAGAGCAGAGAATATAAACCCATACTGTTTAGTAGCAACAGCATAAACTATCCACAAAGTTTCATTGAATAAAAGAATGTACCAGCCAAGAAAATTTTTACGGCCAACAAAAAATATACCTGAGACTCCTATGACGGCAAGCACCCATGAGGCATAGTTTTCCATAAATTGGTTCATATATCCAGTATACCTTAAAGTCAGGGTTTAGTCAATTTGCTTGCCCTTGGTCTTTACCCAAGTGCCTATTTTATTTATCTTTACTTTTTCTCTTAATATTTCTGCAAAATCAGTACCTATTTCAGATCCAAGGTACTCTTCGCCTGTTTCCAGGTCAACTAACTTCCATTTTCCAGGGGATTTAGTATGAATAATTAAATCAACTGGCTTATCAAATGACTCAGCCTCTGAACCATCATTAAGTATTCTCTTGGTCATCTATGATACAAGGCCCATAGAAAGGTGCTGGAAACAAACATCAGCGACAACATAGTCAGCGTGATCTACAACGACATCGTAATGTGTCGCTTCTTTATCGCAAAAAAAGCACTTATGTTTTTCCATATATCGATTATATCATAGTTCAAATTAACGATTTAGCAGTTGTCTCCGCTAGAGATAGTCCGATCACTATCAAAACTATCATAACAAATGCCATAAAGTGTATGTCTTATGCCAGAAGTTACAGGGGTAACTTTATGAGTAAATTCTTTTGTTATTGGTATATTGACAAGCATTCCAGGTTCTGGCTTAATAATGATGTCTGGCTTATATTTAAATAGCAATTCTCCTCCAACAAAATCATTATTTAAATATAAAGACCACGCCCCTGTTAGTCCATCATCTATTTGCCCTGGGTTCCCTTTTTCATGATGCCACTCAAATGCACCATACTTATCAACCCCTTCTTTAAATGGCCAAAAAGATTGAAGGGTTGTGTTTTTTAATAAATGATCTGGCAAAGCCATTGAGAGTCTATCTAATAGACCACCATCTTGCCAAAATATGGGGTCTTTGTGCTGTTCATCTTTATCTGTTGGGAATACTGCACTTAGACTTAGATCGATTCCTCTTGTAGGACACACGGTTCCTTGTGGATGAATATCGTGTTTTATACCAATAAATTTGTTTCTTATTGAAGGTGATCGAGAGGTTATATACCAGCCATTAGGCTCATCGCAATGTTTCCTTAATTCGGCGGACTCTTCTTCAGTTAAAAAATTAGGTATGTACCAAAGATCTTTGTCTAAGTACACTTTTTGGCTTTCGATAAGTTCTTTCATATTTATAATTATATCACAAAAGGTTTTCGTTTAATTTCATATTTTTTACCTCTTCAAATACCTTTAGCGCTAAATCAAAAAGTTCATCTCCGTTTACATGAATCATAATATTATTATATCCATTTTCTTTTATATGTTTAATTATTGTTCTAAATGATTCAATGTCACGAACAATAAAAAATAATATCTTTGTTTTATCTGAAGTATCAAGCGTACCACTTACCAGTCTGCCATAATTAACAATATTTGCATCTGCAAGACTGTCCATATTTGGGCAAATGCTATCTTTCATTCCAGAAACATATGTATAGGGCTTTTTTACATCCCAGTCTTTAAACTTTTCAAGGTAGGAACAAAAAAACTTTTTTCTATCCTCAAAGGATGTGGAATCATTAACATCTGAAAAGACTCCTCCAAAAGACTCTTCCCCATCAGTTAAACCAGGAACAAAATTAATTCTAACCCTGTCTTCTTGTATCAGGTCTAATGATTTTGAAATTGCCAATAGATACTGAGGAGAAATAGTATATGGCCGAACTGCAACCAGATACTTTAACTTTTGATTTGTTTTAAGAGATCTCGCTATTCTAGTAAACGGATCTGGAACTCCCACGGCGTAAGGTAGAAGCCATCCATAAAACCCAGAATCTTCAAGTAAGTCTGATATATATCCTAAATCTTTGTCGGTATGGCGACCAAACCAATATACATTCATAATATGATTATACCAGTCGGCGCAAAAAAGTCTTTAAAGTTCGGCGCAAAATAGAGGCCATTAAACCACCTTATGCCCTACACGGGCACTATGGTTTACAAACCTTCATATGCTTGTATAGACTTTCGTGAGCAAAGCCTACCCTAAAGTCCCATTCTTTCTTACAGACAGGACACACTATTGTTCTACTCATCCATACCCTTTTCCCAGATTAGTCCACATTTTGTACACATAATTCCTGGCTCTCGCATATACCAAGTATGGTTGCAGGAACCTACAGTTGGTTTTCGTTTTTCTCTAGATGTGCCATTTTTTAATTGTTGTCTAAAAACACCATTTGGATCGTGAATATGACATTTATCTACAGTACGCCATTTCTCAACTTTAAAAGAACAGGGCTTACCCTGTTTAGTTAGTGAACTACATTGTCTCATAGTTTGGCTACATACTGAGCAGCCATCTTCAAACCTTTAACCAAACCATCGTGGTAGTCCTGGTTCTTAATAACCCTAGTAGTATCCCAAACACGGTAGGATTCCTTGTTTAATAACTCTGAGATTTCTTCATTAGTCATATATCAAGTATATCCAATTTTGGCGGGGATGTCAAGTATAATGAGTCTATGGATGAAGCAGTACTATACATACTATATAACCCTATACATAAGGCTGTCAAGGTAGGTATATCAGACATATCAGGAAGAAGGTTTGCAAGCCATAGGACCAAGGGTTGGATACTGATTAAGTATTGGCATTTTTTCGAACGGGATATGGCAAGAAGAGTCGAATCAGTAGTACTAAAAACACTAAGGGAAAGATATGGTTACTTTCTGGATAAGGCGGATATGCCTCAAAGCGGATATACAGAGACCTTTGATGCTTCAAAGATAACCCGTAGGGCCTTGATCCGTATGGTCAATAAGGCTATAAGGGATGTATCGTAATCTTTATATACCGTGGTTTTTTACTTAAAGAAGTCTATACCTATATACCACTTAAAAAGATACAGGCCAATTTCCCATTCGTGTTTGATCGGATACCCCCAGTTAGCAACATAGATACCGATTGCATAGTTAGAGGTCATCTTGCCATAGTGTAGTTTCATATACCCATCATATCACATAGTTATCCACAGGTCAATATGATGGTTTGGTATAGTTATCCACAGGTTTATCCACATATATTTCTTACTGATAATATTATTAGACACCGTAGAAGTGGAGTGAAGTGGAGGATAGTGGAGTATAGAGCGTTTTTAAAGAGGGCTTCGTAATCTTTCTGACGGCCAAACCTCCTATCCCCAAACCTTATATCCCCCTTATACCACATATCCACATATCTGTCAAACCTTTGTATACAGGGTTTGGGCATTATATACCAAACCTTTGTATTTGTCAAGCCCATTTGCTGTACAAAACCCTATATAATTTTGTCCGAATTTGCTCAGAAAATAAAGAAAACCTTTATAAAAATATATAAAGGTTTGATAAAGTTTTAGAAATCAGGAAATAATTTATAGTGGTTTGTTATAGTGTATATACTATAGGGGATTGGGGGTTTCATCTTGATCCCCTGGCAAAATCGCCTGGTACGGGGAAAAATTTTCGCCCATCGTAATCTTATTTTCAGAAATGTCATCCGACGTTTTTGGGCGGGGAGGGAAGAAACACTTAAGAGTAACAACACTATACAACATACCACATAGAGCACCCATTGCTTTATCAAACCCTATAGATTCATGTTCTTCATCGTGTCGATGTGAAGGGTTTTGATACATCTTTGCAAAGTGGTGTGGGGCCATGTCTTTATTATACACCTGATATGAAGGTTTGACAAACAAGGTTTGATATGGTATAAGGTTTGGTACGGGGAAAAGAATTTGTCCTTCGTAATCTAGTTCTGGGGAAAATAAAGGTTTGATCGTAATCTTATTCTAAAGAAGGTTTTGTACCAAATGTCTGGTTTGATATGATTTGACGTGCCACGTCCCCAACCCCAGGCTTTTGTCAAGCCCAGGGATTAGAAATAAGATAGTTACTCTGCTGCTGCAGCCCCAGGATTTTTCTTGTTGTAAGCAAAAACCAAGATTGCTCCTAGCGATTGTTCCTCTAACTCATCAACCTCAGCCTCAGTAATCTCTAATAGATTAAACATCATATCAATGCTTTCCTCAATATACTGTTCACCTAGTGGGGTTAGGTCTTTTACCAAACCTTCTGCCACATAGTATGCCATTGGTACACCAATGTCATTGTAATCCATAAAGGCACTAAAACTTTCATCCTCTCGGAAGTCAATCCATAGTTGACCTAGTACACCTGTTTTATCTGCGAAGTCCATTTACGGGTCCTTTCATCTCTAACATAAGTTTATCATACTCTTCCATTGCTGTCAAACTCAAAACCTCTAATCTGTGATAGTTTATAAGTGGTAGGTTTCTTACCATATAATATCCTACGCGTTCTAAGTCTACCGCAAAATCTTGTGTAAGGAGTCTGCCTAACTGTTCTGCTGTTTTTGTTTCTTTATTATTGGTTGCCGTTCGTCTTATTGAATAAGCCATAGTCGTCTCCTCTATTCCATTGTATCAAAAAAGTAGGGGGAGCGCAAGTCTACGAAAACCTGCGCCCCACCCTGTTAATCTAAGGGACCCATTCCTTAGATCTGCTCAACTAAACTTGGTAGATAAGCGTCCATAAATTTATCAAAGGGCACAGAGACCTTATCAGTAACAGTATTAGTAGTAAAGTCGATGAGGACTGTTGTTTCTCCTAGGTCCAGCCCATTACCGTCAATTGCATAGATTCCAAAGCCTGTCTCATCCAAGATCGAATCTTGCATAAGATAACTAATAATCATACGGGTACCATATGCAGAATCATTTAGCCGTGGCTTTGAATGCTGCAGGGCCATTGCTAGGTCCCGCTGCCATTCAGTCTCACCCCAATGGCTATAGAGAACTACTCTAGGGCCCTTCTCACTGTCTTGAAATACAAAGTTAATCCGTGCTCCCATTACTCTTCTCCCTCTACATAGTCCAATACAACAACTGACATATCTGCCCAAATTTCTTTGGACAATTGAACTTCATCTTCTTTTAAATCACTAAACATAACGAAGTTCATATGGGCTCCACTAGGTTCGTGAATAAGTTCTACTGTGTATTCGTTCATTATCGTAAGTCCACCCAAGTTCTACCTAGTAGTTCAGGGTCTATCTCTTCATCATCTTCTACTTCATTTGTTGGGTTGTCTTTCATTATTGTCTCCTCGCAGTTGTGGGTTTCTTCTTCATCAAGTATATCACCGCATAAATCACAAGTCAAGTCAGGCTCTCCAACCATAATCTGAATAGTGGTATTTTCGGGGAATGGAACTTCAGTAATAAAATAACCAATCCTATTAACAAAGGACCAGCCATTCCATACATAGGTGCCACCGTCGTCTCCGTCCCCATAGGTCCAGATATGATTAGGGTGTGCTTTCTTTACAAACTCTACCTCTGCTCCATATGTCTCAAACATATGGCCATCAAAGGATGAGTTCTTATCTATATTATTAGGGATAGGTTTGTAGGTATCAAACCATTCATCAAAGTCTATCTCAATAAAGTTATCCATTAGCCTTAGTCCTATCACTGATAGCAAACGCTAATTGATATGTAAGGGCGTATACTTCTACAAAAGCGTCTAAGCGGCCTTCAAGGTACTCATACTCTTCTCCCCGCAAAGCCTCTGACAACTTTGTCTCAGCCTCATACATAAGGTTCTTAAGTTCTCCGTGTAGGATGTCAGTTCCTGACTCTCCCATATCAATTAGTTTCTGTAGTCTTGGGTCTAGTGTTGTATTCATCATAGTTATATTGTAGCCTCTAGCACTGACAAAAAGTGGTAGCAGGCAAGAATCTGTCCAGTAGTGGAAACATCTTCTAACTCTAAGTCCTTGTACTCATCACAGTCAAGGTCATCATAGAAGCCCATTTGCTTCTGTAGTTCCTCAGAGTCTTGCTCCAAGGATAGCAGGTGTAGTTTAATATATTCGTGAA